ATAGGTTTAAAGTACTTAGATTGATATTCACCATCTTCTAACAATACTATTTTATTAGTAAGTTTCTCTAGTTTTTCTATTAATATATTGATATCCATTATTTTATATATATTTCACCCCGACATTTACATAATTCTCTTATTTCATCTTCTGTAAATTTTTTAAAATTATTACCGCAGTAAAAATTATTGTCTACTCTAATTGGACAGTTGTTTAAAGAATTTAAGCAATTATTAGAACAATTAAACCAATCGCCTATTTCTTTAGCACAATTTTTTAAAGATATTATATGGTTATTAGAACAATCGAAAGCACCTGTAACTATGTTAAATTGAACAGGTATTTCTTTTAGATTACACTCATCTATAAAAACATTGCCATAAACACTAATAATATGATTTTTGTAATATGTTTCAAAGGTTTTTAATTCAAATGATCTAACATCTCCAGTATATATTAAGTTAGTACCAACAATTTTAATATTTTTATCCATTTCTTCTTTTAATTTTTGGATATTTTCCGTAGGTTTAATATCTTGTAATATAACTTTTTTATTAGTTAAACTTTCTAATTTTTTAATAAGAATATCTATAGTTGCATTCATTGTATAATATTTATTTTTTAATTTGAAATCTTATATATGCCGCCATTAAAAACTTTATCAACATCTGCTATAGTAAACTTTCCTGGATTGTTTCTACAATGTATAGATCCACCCACATATATAGGAAAATAATCTAAAGATGTTAAAGAATTATTATTAAAATAAAATTCTTTACCAATATTTTCAGGGCAATATTCTAAAGATTTTAATAAATTATGGCCACAATAAAAACTTAAATTAACATTTATAGGGCAATTTTTTAGTGATGTTAAATGATTATATTCACAATCAAACCAACCTTCAACATCTCCAAATTGAATAGGTATTTCTTTTAAATTACAATTAGATATATTAACATTACCTTCAATATTAATAACATAGTTAGAATAAAACTTTTCAAACATTTTTAATTCACCAACAGAAACATCTCCGTTATAAGTTAATTCATTATCTATAATAGAAATATTTTTATCAAAATTTTTCTTTCTTTCGGTAAGGCGTTCGTCAATTTTAATAGGTTTGATATATTTTGAATAATAAACTTCATCATTTTCTTTTATTAAACTTAATTTTTTATTTAAAAGTTCTTGTTTATAATCTTTTAACTTTTGTATATAATCTGTTCTTCTTAAAATTTTAAAAACTAAATTTTCATCTGAATACTCTCCATCTTCTTCCAATCCTCTTTGTCTATAATTTCTAATTTTAGTACGAAGTTTTTTAATTAATTCTAATTTTTTTTCAATATTAATATTTGATTCTATTAATTTATCTATTATAGATATAAAAACATCAGCTTTTTTTGATAATTTTTCTATATTAGTTTTATAATTAACATATTCTGGTTCACTTAACCATTTATCATTTAAAATAGAATAAACACCAGCCGAATGTAATTCTTCCGACTCTTCATCTTGTCCATATAATTCTACATCATAATCGTATATTTTAACATTATATTTAAATTCCCATAATGCTTTTTGTGCTAAAAAATATTCACTTACTAAATTAAAATCTTTATTTATCTCAGAAAAATTAAAAACTAAGTGCAAATCAATATCAGAATAAGTACTCCAGTTATAATTTGCTAAAGATCCTGTTAGTATTATATCCTTAACTTCGGGTTCTTTACTTAATTCTAATGAGTTTTTAAAAACACCAGCTATTTCTAATAATTTAGCCCTTACAATAGGTTTTAGTTTTTTATTATTGTCAAACAATAAAGGGTTTAATTCTTTTTTAGTATTAAAACTTTTTTCTAGTTTATTTATAGTATTTTTATTCATTTAGTTAAATATATATTTTTCATTCTGATTTTGTTTTATTTAACAATATATTTTTGAATTAACATTACATAACTTTTTTACTTTATCTTTAGTAAATTTAACTTTATTATTATTACAATAAAAAAAACCACTTACTTCTTTAGGACAACCTTCTAATGATGTTAGTTGATTATTATTACAAAAAAAATCACCATCTATTTTATTAGGACAACCTTCTAATGATGTTAGTTGATTATTATTACAATAAAAACCACCACCTATTTTATTAGGACAACCTTCTAATGATGTTAGTTGATTATTATAAAAAAAAACCTACCACTTACTTTCCCAAATTGAATAGGTATAGTTTTTAAATTACAATTAGATATATTAACATGACCTTTAACATTAATAATATAGTCTTTATAGAATTTTTCTAAAATAAGGAGTTCAACTAATCCATTTATATCACTATTATAAGTTAACTCATTACCGTTAATAGTAATGTTCTTATCAAACTCTATTTTCTTTTTAGCTAACCTTTCATCTAGTTTAATAGGTTTAATATATTTAGAATAAACAATCTCATCATCTTCCAATATTACTTTTTTATTAGTAAGTTTTTCTAATTTCTCTATTAAGATGTTAATATTTTTCATTTGAAATTTCTTATTTTATTATAAATATAAAAATCTAAACAAATATATTAAAATGGATAAAGATAATTCTAAAAGTTTATTGTTAGTAGAAAATGGTGTTTTCCCTATTATTTATGATCAAAACAATAAAAAAATAAAAAATAAAACAGAATTAGGTAGTGGCTACCCAGGAACAATACAGGGAGAGGGTCTTTTTATGGGAACACCTTGTTTATTTATTAGACTTTCTGGCTGCAACTATCGTTGTATTTTTTCGTCTCATAATGAAACAGTTACACCTAATAAGTGTGATACATGGTATTCTTCTTTTGAACATGAACAAAATTGGGTATCTATAAAAGATATAGAAAAAACAGTTAGAAATAACATAAAAAAAGGACAACATTTAGTTATATCAGGTGGTGAACCATATTTACAAGCAAAAAAATTAGTTATTTTATTAGACTCTTTGAAAGATTTAGAGTTAATTGTTACCATTGAAACAAATGGATCTATTTTTGATGAAGAGTTAACTAAAAGAATAACATTAGCGTCTTTATCTCCTAAGTTGAATAATTCAACACCTACTATAGAAAAATGTGAAAAATTAGGCATAAAATTAGCTGATGGGCTATTAATTAATCATGAAAAATTCAGAAATAATTTATTACCTATTAAGAAGTTTGTTGATTTTGCCAATACTACGCAGGGTTTGGGAATACAATTAAAATTTGTAGTTACATGTGAATCAGATATTGAAGAAATTCAAAGAAAGTACATAAGCGAAATTGAAGGTGTTGAATCTCATATGATTTACTTAATGCCCGAAGGAATTACACCTGAAGAAATGAAAAGTAAAGCATATTGGGTTATAAACCAATGTATAAAATATAATTATAATTATTGCCCAAGACTTCACGTAGAGTTATATGGGGAAAAAAGAGAAGTTTAGTTTTTCATATATGTTTAGTTGAAAGGAAAGAGAAATTTTTTAAAGTATCTTTCCTTTTTTTATCTTTTTATTTTGTTCGAATTAAATTTTTTCGTTAATTTAACTATTAGTAATTTTTAAAGATTTAAAATATGAGTGATGGATTGTGTAAAATGTTTGATGATTGGGATAAATATATGTCTCTTTGTGAAGAGTTTAAAATTAAGGCGTATTGTTTGTTTGATGATTTTTGGTATAAACATTATCAAAATTTAATAGAATTAAAAGAAAAAATTAAGATAGAACAAACTCGTATAATTAAATAGAAAATTAAAAAATGGAACACAAAGAAATTATAATAACAAAAGAATATAAAAAAGTTTTAGAAGACATAAATTCAGGAGTAAAACAAATTTTTATTACAGGTAATGCAGGCACTGGTAAAAGTACTTTATTAAATTATTTATTAAGTAAAATAAATTGTATAAAAGTAGCCCCAACGGGAGTAGCTGCAACAAATATTAAAGGAATGACTATTCATTCTTTTTTCAATATATGCCCAACAGAAGCAAATGTTTATAAAACAAGACCTTTAACTGAAAAAAAAGCAGAATTATTATTTAAGGCAAACGCGATAGTTATAGATGAAATTTCGATGGTTTCTTCTTTATTAATGGATCAAATAAATATAGTATGTCAACGTTCTTTAAAAAATAGAGAACCTTTTGGTGGTAAACAAATTATTATGTTTGGTGATATTGGACAATTACAACCTGTTATAAAAGATAGTTTAAAAAAGCAATTAGATAAAATATATGATTCTTCTATGTTTTTTGATAGCAATGTATTTAAATCTTGTACAAATGTAAAATATCATTGTTTAACTCAAAACTTTAGGCAGCAAGATACTATTTTTTCCAATGTGTTAGATTCAATTCGAATAGGAACAATTCAACAATCACATATAGATTTATTAAACACAAGAATTATAAGTGAAGAGTCATCTGAAGAAAATGCTATATTTTTAGCAAGCACTAATGATGTTGTAGATGGGTTAAACGATTTAATGTTAGAGGATATTGAAGGTAAAGCTTTTAAGTTTATAGCTAAAACAACAGGTAAATTTAAATCAACAAATACTATTCTTGTTGAAACTCTAATCTTGAAAAAAGAGTGTAAAATTATGATTCTTGCAAATGATCCTAAAGGCAATTATATTAACGGAACTTTAGGGACTTTTCAAGGATATGATGAAGAAAATCACAAGGTTATAGTTGAAATTAACGGAAGAAAGTATAATTTAGAACCAGTTGTCCACGAAGAGATTCAATATGATCTTGACAGTAAAGGAGAAATAGTAAATAAAGTAATTGGATCGTTTGAACAATTTCCTATTAAAATAGGTTATGCTATTACAATTCATAAAAGTCAAGGTATGACTTTTGATAAAGTTATAATATTAAATCAAAGAGGTTTTTTTGGAGAAGGACAAGGTTATGTAGCTTTATCTAGATGCAGAACCTTAGAAGGAATTCATTTAGAAAAACCAGTTAAGAAATTTGATTTTAAAGTAAATAGTTATAGTATTAATTGGTTGGAAAACAAATTATAAGAAACAAAAAAAGAGGATTAAATCCTCTTTTTTATATTTGTTTTTAAAACTTATTTATTTTAATTCTTCTTTTAATTTTGTTAAAAATTCGCGTTGCCCGACTTTTTTCCATGTTAAGTTTTTTAAAATATCAGAATCACTATCAACAGTATAATAAGTAGGTCCATCTCCTTCGTCTGTAATAGCATCAAAAACTAAATTTATTGTTTTATTATCTTTGTTAATTTCTGCTTTATACCCTATTGTCCACTTTCTACCATTTTCAGCCATTGCATTTTTACCAATTCTAGTAATTGCGTAACCATTAGTAGGTAAAAACTTTATATCAAATCCTAAATCCAGAATTGCTTTTGAAATTACTCCTACAAACCTATCTCTAAGTTTTTTATCTTTACTACCAAGAGTTTCTAATTTATCGGAATATTTAGAAGGAATAGAAGTTTCATCAAAGATTTTTTGAATCTCTTCTGGTGTCGCTCCTAGTTTTAAAGCTCTATTTCCAAAATCAGAAAAAGAACCTGAGTATTCACTCCATTTTTCTTTATAATCTAATTTTTTATCTTCAAGTTTAATTCCAGCTATAAATCTAGCAACAGCTTTATCTTTATTACTTATAGCCTGTGCAATCGATTTACCGTCTTTGCCTGTTAGTTTTAAATCTAACATACGATCCCAATCTTTATCACTAACTCGCCCTTCTTCTAAAACAATTTTCTTTCCAGAAACTCTTTGTAATTTTTCAGTAAGTAATTGTATCTCTAATTGTTTTTCTAATTCTGATTTCATTTATTTATTTATTTATTTTAAAATTGATCTAACATATCTAAAAGTTTATTAACATCGCTATTTGATAAATTAGGATCTTTTAACATTTTTTGTATTTCTTCTTTTGATTTTATAGTTGGAATAACATTTTTATTAACTTGAGGAGTTATATCACTTTCATCATTATTTCCAAGTTTGTCATTTTTAATATCTTCTCTAATTTTAACAGCTAAATCTTTAAGCATTTTTTCTCCTTCAGGACTTCTTTTTAATATTTCTTTAACAAAAATATTAAAATCTCTAACAGGCATAGCTGCAATTGTAGCATAAAGATTTGGTATAATATCATTTTCATTTGTTTTTCCTACCATTTCAACAAAATGTTCCCACATTCCTGGTCCTAATCTTAAATTCCAATGTTCTGCATCTAAAAAATCAGATTTACTAATAATATACTTTCTTTTCTTTTCATCTTGAGGTAATCCATGTTGAGATAAAACTTCCATAACCCCTTTAGTTATTTCATGAATTAAAAATGGAAAAGATGTAGCTGATGCTTTAATTATAGGAATTTCTTTTGATATATCTACCTCAACTTTCCCTACAGCTGCTTCATTTTTAGATGCAGAAGCAATTTTATCAGGAGTCATCCAATATCCATATTCAGAAAAATAAGATAAAATTCCATATGTGTTTAATAAATCAGGATTAATTTTTTTTAATTCTTCTTTTACTAACCAATAAGAGTGTGTTGTTTTAACTGCAGCCCCTTGAATCATAGAGTTTAAAAATTTACGTTTAGATATTTCTAAATCTATATCTGTCATATCTTCTAATTCTTCTTCTAATTCATCTTCCTCGTTTGGAATATTATCTAAGTTAATATCTCCATGATTAACCAATTTAACTTGAAAATCAATAGTTGATTCTGGAATTTTAAAATAATCAGTTACTAATTTAACAGCCAAGTTTTCTAATTCTTCTTTATGATTTACTTCTATATTAATAGACTTTGAATAAGCTTTGACTAATAAAGGATAAACATCCATAACAGAATTAATAGTGTTTTTAAAACCAGTAAAACGTTTTAAATTTTCTATAATATCTTTAAATCTTTTATTACCAATTAACGACTCGTAACTTTCTTGCCCCTCTTCACTATCAGGATACATAGGTAATTTTGAAACAGGATGTATGTTTTGTTTTAACATCTCCTCAACTTCAGGATGTTTTTTCTCATCATCAGCTTCTGTTATTATAGAATCATCGTTATGATTTTCTAGATTATATTTAGTTATAATATCATCACTTAATAAACTACCCTTAATAGAACAAATTCTTTTTCCTTTATCATATATAGCCCAATTTCCATTCGGAGTAGCATCTACTGTTATATCTTCTAATTTAATTGAATTATCACAAGTATGAACCAGATCTAATAATCTTATAATTTGATAATCTAAATTTTCTATTTCCATTTTACTCTACAGTTATTTTTTTTAAATTTACGTCTATATCTAAATACTCAGGAAAAAATTCTCCATTTTTTTGAAAATTAACCTCATTTTTAAACATCCATTTATCGTTAGTTTCCAAACTAAATATCCAATCAATGGTATTTGTGTTATAATTATTTTTTTGACCTACTAAAGTTTCAATTTCTTTTATTAATTCCTTTTTTAAATCTTCAGTATCTATATATAAGTTTATATTTCCTTTAACTGATAAATAATTAACTTCAATACTGATTAACCCTTCTGTAGTAAAATTAGATTTTAATTTATAAATAAGTTCGAATTTAGGTTTAGCTCTAGTATCTATATCAATAAGATGACTAACATAACGTAAATTGTAGAAGTCAATAATACCACCAATACTAGTATTACTAATTTCTTTTTTAAAAAAGATATCTTCCATTTAATTATAGTTATTATTTTTTATTAAATATAATTTTTTTTCTTATTTTAAAACAAATAAATGTTTAATTTAAAATAAGAAAATGAAAAAAGAAAAAATAATAGAAATGTTATCTAGTTTACCTGCTAATTCAGAAGTTTGCATTGTAGATTTAAATAAAAATTTTAAAAAAGCAGATAGTGAAGGTTCAATGGAAGGAATAATATCAGATTTTGAAATCCAATATTTTAATAATGAAGATATTGATAGTGCAAGTTTTATAGGTTTAGTTTTTGACCAACCTTTAAAGCCTAATTCTGATTATGATTTTGAAGAAGGTGATATTGTTAGTATTGAGACTAATGAAGGAACTGAATATGCTTTACTTACTTATGATGATGAAGGGGGAGTATGGATGCTAGTTTATTTTTCTGATGATACATTTCAAAACATAAAAACAGATGAAAAAGGTATTGCTGAAGCAGATTTTTTATTTGAAATAGGAATTGATAGTTTAGAAAAAGTAGATAAAGATGATTTAAATCAAGAATGTGGCGACGATTGTACTTGTCATCACGAATAGAATCATAATTTAGTTAAAGAAAATTTGTTTGGTAATTGTTTTATACATATCTTTAGGCATTAGAGAATTTTAAATCTAATTTAAATTTAAAGAATTATGAGTAAATTACCAAACTTTTTAACTAAATTTTTAAAATTAACAATTGATGATTCTAAAATCCCAACAGATACTCAACTTGATAGGGATATTAGAACTTTATCTTGGTATATGCATTATGTATATCCCTTAACCAAATCAATAATAAAAAGAAAACTTAAAAATTTCTTTTTTTATAAATGGAAATTAATATTAAAAAAGCTTTCCATAGTTGTCCTTATTCTTATTTCTTTTTATTTAACATATTTATTATTTTTTAAACCTTCTGAAGATAATGTTAATTATACTATTATTTATAAAAAGGTAGAAAAAATTGAAAAAGATATGTTAAATAATCCCATACCACAAGAAAACCTTAATTTTATGATTACTTTTTCTTTACTCGAAAGTAATGCTACTTATGATACAATAGGAGGATACAATAAAGCATATTGGGGAGCATATCAATTTGGTGAACTTGCTTTAAAAGAAGTAGGATTATCGGGTATGCCAAAAGAAACGTTTTTACATAATCCAGTATTACAAAATTGGGCTATGAATGAGTTGATGAAAAAAAATTATTATTATTTAAAAGATATAATTATAGAATATAAAATACCAACAAAAGGAGGTGTTAAAATAGGAATGCACTTAGTTACAGTAAGTGGACTAATAGCTGCAGCACACCTTGTAGGAGCATCACCTGTTAAAACATTTTTCAAAACAAATGGGCAAACAGTTCCTAAAGATGGTAATAATAAACCAATGACGGACTATTTTCAATTAAATAATTTTGAGTTAAATTTTAAATAAAAAAATTAAAATGTTTTGTAAAAAATTAAAATCAATTAAAAAAAATCCTGTTTGTAGTTCAATGAATGAAATAAAATTTGGTGAAAATGGATTAGCATGGTTAAATCCAAATAATCAATATTGTTTTAATTATGGCTGGTATAATAAACAAGATTTTGAGGATTGGTATCAAGGAAAAGGAAAAATAGTTAAAGGAGATACAGATGAAGAAAAAGTAAAGTATTATGAATTAGCTGTTTTTGAAAAAAAATATCCTTATGCAACTTCTATTTGGTATGATTATAAGTTTTTTGATTTAATTGATGAAAACTATAGTCCTGAATCAGATAGAAATAATTATAGTTTAAATTTGAAAAATATTAAACCTTTAAAAATAACAAAAGATAACCATGTTGAAATTATAAGTAAAGTGTTGGGTAATATTATTAAATATTATGCAGATATTCACATGATTATTAACGAGCATAATTTAGCCCAAATGCGAACTGAATTATCAGGAGCTAGAATTGCTTTGTTTTCTTTAGGAGTAGGATATATGGGTGCGTGCAATACACCTCAAGAAATTACTAATTTATGTTGGGCTACAGATATAGCTAGAACTAAAGCTATTTATTTAAATTATTTAAAAAATAACGTTAAAATCCCTTCTTTAATAACTGAAAACAAATTATGATTTACATTCAATCAAATTTAGAAAGAACATTACCTTATTTTTTTGATGCAGCATGTGCTTTGTATGGGGCAATTGATAGCGGACAAGAATATAGGTTAACAACATTGGAAGAAGTTAAGGGTGGAAAATTTGATAATTTAATTAAAAGAAACTTATTTGTTGGTTCTGTTGAGTTTATGACTGAAGTTTTTTCTAGAATTGGAATAAGTAATGTTAAAGTTCCTCGTAATTCTAATAGATCTTGTGAGATTATAACATTAGAAGAAGCTTTTAAAAGAACTTTAGATGGTAGTAAACTATTTATTAAACCTGTTGAGATTAAGTTATTTACAGGTTTAATACTTGATGGTTGTAAATATTCTTGTTTAGAAAGTTTAGACAAAAACGTTAAGGTTATGGCTTATGATGTTTTTAATTCACCTATTATAAGTGAGTGGAGGTTATACATATTAAATAAAAAAATAGTTGATGCACATTGTTATTCAGGCAATTTTAAAATATCCCCTGATTATTCATATGTTAGACATGTATTAAAACAAAATAATGAAGATTTTCCTGTTTCTTATACAATAGATATAGCAATTTTAGAAAGTACAGAAGAAGTTGTTGTTGAATTTAATGATATGTGGGCTATTGGTAATTATGGAGTTCCAAATGATTTATATTTGAAAATGTTAAAAGAAAGATATTATGAAATAACAGGTTTATATAAAAATTTTTAAGTTTTAATATCTTCAGTTTTACATAATTTTCTAATATCCTTTTCTTGAAATACAACATTATTAGAATAACAATAAAAATTTCCACCTACCTCCTCTGGACAGCCTTCTAAAGAAGTTAAATCGTTATTAGCACAAGAAAAATATCCATCTATTTTTTTAGGACAACCTTTTAAAGATCTTACATAATTATTTGATATATCAAAAAAACTAGTTACATAACCAAATTGTATAGGAATTTTTTTTAATATTTTATCTTCTAAATCAACGCAACCTTCAACATTAATAATATACTTAGAATAAAACTTTTCTAATACACCTAAAATTCCTAAGTTGATATCAGTTTTTATTGTTAATTCTTTACCATTAATAGTAATGAATTTATCTATAATAGGTTTCATATAATCTGTAAAATCCTGTTTAATTAATTTATATTTAGGATATAATTTTTGAATATAACTAACCACATCATCTAATGCTACGGGTGTATACATTAATTCTTTTTTATTATCATCTATAGAAACAATAAATTTTTGAATTCTTTCATCAATTTTAATAGGTTTAATATACTTTGAATAAGTAATTTCATCATCCTCCAATAATACTTTTTTATTAGTAAGATTTTCTAATTTTTCTATTAAAATATTGATATTCATTGTTTTGTTATTAAACATAAATTTCTCCTTTTACTTTACATAAATCTCTTACTTCTTTTTTTGTAAATTGCTTAGCATTATTGTGACAATAAAAAACACCATCTACTTCTTTCGGACAGCCTTTTAATGAAGTTAACAAGTTCTCTCTACAATAAAGACCACCTCCAATTTCTCGAGGACAGCCTTCTAAAGATGTTAATTTGTTATAATCACAATGAAAACTACCTTCTACTTTTTCAGGGCAACCTTTTAATGAAGTTAAATTATTATAAGAACAACTAAAAAAGCTAGTTATGTAACCGAACTTAATAAGTATTTCTTTTAAATTGTAATTATTTAAAAAAACTTCACCTTTAACATTGATAATATAGTTAGAATAGAATTTTTCAAATACTTTTAGTTGAGCTAAATCAACATTCCCTCCATAAGTTAATTCATTACCATCAATAGTAATATATTTATCCACTTTTTCTTTAATTTTCAAAAGACGTTCATCTATTTTAATAGGTTTGGCATACTTAGAATAAGTAACGTCATCCTCCTTCAATAATACTTTTTTATTAGTAATTTTTTCTAATTTTTCTATTAGCACTGTTAAATTTTTATCAAAACTTTCTTGAAAGCTATCAGAAAAATAAAGTGAAGTATAAATATCAAATACAGTTATTGTAACGCCATCGGAAAGTCTAGTATATTTAATATTGAATTTTTTTAAAGTATTTTCTATTCTATCAGCTTCAATTTTATCTTTACATTTAAAAGTAACATATTCATAAACGCCTTTTTTCATACTAGGGTTTGCTTTTACATATTGTGTAACAATATGTTCTTTTGTAGGCTCTAATACAGGTTTATTATCTTTATCTTTAATAATATTATTGTTTTTGTCTCTGATAATCTTATTCCACACAACATCTATTTCAAAAGGTCTACTTTGTCTAAAATCACTGTTTATTTTATAAGGTAAATCATTAGGATTAATTTTTAAATCGCTCGTATTTTTATATGATTTTAAAATTTGCAATTCTCTATCAATGTTTAATATAAAATCTAAAGGATCATATTTGTAAGAAATAATAGGTGTACTTTTGTAATTTTTATACATAGCATATTTTGCTGTACTCTCCTGATCATTGTTTTTAATAGCTTTATAATATCTTTCTATATTATGTTCTTTATTTTCTTTCATTGTAATCATTGCATTACTTATCGAATCTGTAATCATTAAAGTAATAGCTTGATTGTGATATAAAGGATACCAATAAATAGAACCTGTTTTTTCAGGAAACTCTTCTTTATTAGTTTTTACTGTGATTTTAAAAGAATTTGTTTTATTTTGGTAAGTATATAAAACCTTAATTAATAAAAATAAACCATGATCAATATTTTTTGAAACGATTTTTGAATTTCTTAATAAAACTTCTTTAGTTATTTTTTCTTTTAATTTTTCTTTTAATTTTTCTTCGTATTGTTTATCTTCTGAATTTAAAAAACTTAAATCTAAAATACTTTCATTAACACGCAACTTAATCATATCTTCAGCATGCTCTATTGTAGAAAATTCTAATAAATTCATTTTTTTGTTTTTTTTAAATATTATATTTTCTTATTTTTTTTCTTATTTTAAAAAAAACTTAAAGTAAAATAAAATGAGACCAATAGAAAGAATTGATTATTTCCTTAATAATGTTGATTTAGATAATTTATTTGACAACATATGGAAAATAGATAAAACCGAATATTTAGAAAATATTATTAAAAATCTTAAAGATATAGGTGAAATGTGGAAACTATATCCAGATTTAAGAATATCTCAAGTATTAGTTAATAATGGTTTTATTCCAAATATTCCAGGTAGTTGGTATTATTTAGAAGATTGGGAAATTTTATTTATGCAAGGAGATAATCCTCGTAATTTTTTATTTTGGGGATCTAAGGTTGATGGTGACGTTAAATGGATTTTAATAAAAGATATGACAACCCAACATATTCAAAATATTTTAAAAGATTATGAAAGTGGAAAACTAAGGGTTCATTCAATGTTTTTAGAAGCTTTTAAAAAAGAATTAGAGTTTAATTTTAAATCTGCAAATTAAAATGGAAGAAATAGTTTTACATGATAAAACATTTGTAAAATGTATATCTGAAAATCAAATTAAAGAAAAAGTTAAAGAAATAGCAGAAGTTGTTAATAACATATCTGATATAAGTAGCGAAAATACATTATTTATCTCTGTTTTAAACGGTTCTTTTATGTTTACTAGTGATTTATGCAGAGAAGTACTTTTCTCTCCGGAAATTCAATTTATTAAAGTAAAATCATATGATAAATTAGAATCAACAGGAAATATAAAAGAAATAATAGGATTAACAACACCTATAGAAGATAAAATTGTTTTTATTATAGAAGATATAATTGATACAGGAAATACTATATCTGAATTATATACTAAAATAAATGCAATGAATCCCAAAAAAGTTTATGTAATTACTCTTTTTTATAAACCCGATAAATATAAGGGAGGAATGATAGAAAATGTATTATCTGGATTTACAATTCCAAATGATTTTATAGTAGGGTATGGACTAGATTATGATGAACTAGGAAGAAATTTAAAAGATATATATATTTTAAAAGAATAATTTAAAAAAAAGGGATATAAAATTAATTATATCCCTTTTTATTTTTTAATCATTTTCATATTCAGCAATTGCTTCTTTTTCGGAAATTCCTTCTTCGAGACTAGGAAAGGAAAATTCATTTTTTTTATTTGTTATATTAATTGCTAACATAACTGTATTTTCTTCTTTATTTTTTGCAAGACATATATATGATTCAACATCTGTATCTATTGGATCTTTTTTCCAAGGTTGAGTAATATTAAATAATTTTTTAGAAGTTCTTCTTGCTACAGTAGCTTCTATTTCTGAACCTATAGGATATTTTTTATTTAAAAATTTTAAATTATTTTGCGTAGATTTACTTGTTTCTTCTTTAACTAATTTCTTTCCACGTTTTGGTTTATTTTGTTCTTCTTGATATTCTTCAAATACACTTATAGGAAATATATATGCTTTAACATCTTTTATTGATAATTTGTGTTTTGATTTATCTAATTGAAATTCAAAAACATCTAATCCTGTTTTATCACTAACTGTTTCTCCAATAAAAGTACACTCTAAAGGTTCCGCTCCCATAAACCAAGTATATTTTTCTCCTTTTTTAAGTTTATAAGGTTTAATGTTTTCACTTTCTTTTAAAATGTTTTTTTGTATTTCTCTATCTTCTGCAATAACATCATTTTTAAAAACTACACAACCTGACGGATCACCATTATAATTATATACAGTTAATCCATATGTTTCTTCATCTACTATAACCCAAACATAATCATATATGTCTGATTTTTCCATTCCAGAATCTTGTATCATATCTTTAGCCATACTTTTGTATTTGCTTGAAAGTAATTCCTCTCCAGTGCCTTTCCAAACTATTACTCCAAGACTGTTATTCCAATCTCCACCCATATCAGGGTTTTCAAAAGCAATATCTCCAACTTTAACATTAATAAAATCTATTATTTTTTTTTCTTTATCTTCTAAAACAATTTTCTTTCCAGAAATTCTTTGTAATTTTTCAGTAAGCAATTGTATTTCTAATTGTTTTTCTAATTCGGATTTCATTGTAATTTTTATTTTATTATTTATCTTAAATATAAATTTAGGCAAAAAAAAAGGAATAAAATTAATTTTATTCCTTTTTTTTAATAATTTGTAATTACCTTACTCTTTTTATTTTTTTATAAAATTTGTTTACAAACCCTTTTCCTATAACATATCCATCGGAGATATCTTGTGTGTAATCTTCAAACACTGTTTCTCCTTTTCTAGGACCTCTACTAAGAACTTTAGTTGGAAAATAACTTTCTCCTAATTCTGCTAATACATAAACAAACATTTGTTCTTTTTGTTTCATACCGTTAGCAGCAGCACCTTTTTTCATAACAGCTGTAGGAAAAGCATATTTTCGAGATTCTGTTACAGTAATTGTATTAGTTTTCAATCCTAATTTATGACAAATAAGTCTATATCCAAAATTTGCTTGGTTTAATATAGTAGTAGTTTTAGCTGAAGATTTACCTCCAAACATTGCAGAAAATGATTCTTCTATAACCATTTCATCTACTTCAGGATATCTGACTAATATATCTGTAAGTAACCATTTTTCAAACTCCAACATTTTATCAAGTAAGTCATCTCTATCAGGAACTGTCCAGTGATTTAATTCTATCATTTCAAAAGTTTCTTTATTCCAAATAGAATATCCAACCTCTTTTGTACTAGCATCTATACAAAATACTTTTTTCATATTTTTTAGTTTTTTAATTTTTAAACACTTAACCAATAAGTGAATTTTTATTTTTAAAATAAGTAATTTTTTTGAATTTTTACCTATATTTAAAAAAGCAAATTACAAAATTATAAATACAAAATGGAAAAAATAAGCCTCCCCCAAGAAAATGAAGCGCAACATGCTATAGAAAGACTTAAAAATATTTTTAATTCAATTTTATATATTGTAGAAACTTTACAAGAAGAAGAAATAGATGAAAGAAAAGTAGTTTCTATGAAAAAAATGGTAGATCATGTTAATATAGATGAAGTTAAAAAATATCTTAAAATTTGTGATGATGAATTACAAAAAAAACAGTAATTTTTTCAATCAAATAAAAACAAAAAATCTTATTTTATATTAAAATTAAATCAATTTAAAAAATGTATAGTTACAACGACGTATTAGAAAAATCAACAAAATACTTTAAAGGTGATAAGTTAGCAGCAACAGTTTGGATCAATAAATATTGCCTTAAAAATAACGAAGGAGAATTACAGGAAAAATCTCCTACAGATATGCACAAAAGACTATCAAAGGAGTTAGCTAGAATAGAAAGTAAATATCCTAATTCTTTATCAGAACAAAAAATATTTGATTTAATTGATAAGTTTAAATATATTATACCTCAAGGTAGTCCTATGTCAGGTATTGGGAATAATTTTAAAATACAAAGTTTAAGTAATTGCTTTGTTATAGAGAATCCATATGATTCTTATTCAGGTATATTTAAATCCGAACAAGAAATGGTTCAATTAATGAAAAGAAGAGGAGGAGTTGGTTTTAGTGTTCACTCTTTGCGTCCTAAAGAAATGCCAACAAGTTCTGTTTCTGAAAAAAGCTCAGGTATTGTTTTGTTTGCCGAAAGATTTAGTAATGGTACAAGAGAAGTTGCTCAAGATGGAAGAAGAGGAGCTTTAATGCTAAGTTGCAGAATAGATCATCCAGATATTGAAAGTTTTATTGAAGCTAAATTAGATCTTAAAAAAATAACAGGGGCTAATGTTTCTGTTATGATAACAGATAAATTTATGGAAGCTGTTGAAACTAATAGTGAATATGACTTAACCTTCACTGGAGAAAAAGGTTCTATTGTAAAAAAAGTAAAAGCTAGAAAAATTTGGGATAAGATAATATATAGTGCACATAAATCTGCAGAACCTGGGGTATTGTTTTGGGATACTGTTCACAGAGAAAGCCCTGCAAAACCATATGGAAAAACATGGGAAGAAAATTCGACTAATCCCTGTGCGGAATTACCTCTATGTCAATACGATAGCTGTCGCCTCTTAACTCTTAACTTGCATAGTTATGTAAATAATCCTTTTACAAAACAAGCTAGTTTTAATTATGAATTGTTTAAAGAACATGCTAATTATGCTCAAAGATTAATGGATGATATAATTGATCTTGAGCTTGAAAAAATAGAAACTATATTAAAAAAGATAGAAACAGATAATGAACCTGAAGAATATTCTAGCGTTGAAAAAAATCTTTGGTTGAAAATTAAACAAAAAGCATTAGACGGTAGAAGAACAGGGTTGGGCGTAACAGCAGAAGGGGATATGTTAGCAGCATTAGGATATTGTTATGGAACTAAGGAAGCTACGGAATTTTCAACTAGTATACATAAAATATTTGCTATAGAAAGTTATAAAACAAGTATTGAAATGGCAAAAGAAAGAGGTTGTTTTCTTATTTGGGATAAAAAAATAGAAGAGAATAGTATATTTGTTCAAAGAATTCTTAGTGAATTAACAGGAACAGAATATATAGATATGTATAATAAGTTTGGTAGAAGAAATATAGCTAACCTTACAATTGCTCCAACAGGATCTGTAAGTTTGCTATCTCAAACTACTTCAGGGGTAGAACCTGTGTTTTTAATATCATATAAAAGAAGAAAGAAAATTCAACCTGAAGATGAGGGTGTTAAAGTTGATTTTATAGACGAAAACGGAGATTCATGGCAAGAATTTAATGTTTTTCACCCTAAGTTTGAGGAATGGGCTAAAATTAATGGATATGATGTTAATTATATTAAAGATTTAGAAACTGAAGAATTAAATGAAATAGTTAAAAAATCGCCTTACTATAAAGCAACTGCTAATGATGTAGATTGGCTGGAAAAAGTTAGAATGCAAGGTAGTATTCAAAAATGGATAGATCATTCTATTAGTGTAACAGTTAATCTTCCTAAAGATACAACTGTAGAAACTGTAGATAAAATTTATTTAACTGCATGGAAAGCTGGGTGTAAAGGAATGACTATTTATAAAGATGGTAGTAGAAGTGGCGTCATGGTATCAGATAGTGATGATACAGAAGGTTTTAAATATGTAGATTCAGCAAAAAGACCTAAAAGTTTAGAATGTGATATACATCAAACTGTTGCTTTAGGTCAAAATTGGATTGTTTTAATAGGATTATATGAAGGAAAGCCCTATGAGGTATTTGCTTTAAAGAATATTGAAGGGGCTAGTGATTTCTCTAAAAAATATAAAAAAGGAAAGATAACAAGAAGAAAAAAATCTACATATGATTTGACTATAATTAATAAAGAGGGAAAAGAAGAGGTATTGTTAAGTGATATAGCGAATTATTTTGAAACAGCAGATGAAAGAGCTTCTACAAGAAGATATTCTTTAATGTTAAGACATAGAATACATCCCAAATTTATTTATTCTCAAATAGAAGAAGAACCAGGCACAATAGTTGCTTTTAATAAAGCAATTGCACGAACGCTTAAAAAATATTTAACAGAAGATGATTTAAAATCGGTTGTTAAAATGTGTAATGTTTGTGGTTCTAAAAATTTAGCAATTCAAGAAGGTTGTTTAGTTTGTTTAGATTGTGGTAGTTCAAAATGTGGGTAAAAAAATAATTAAAATATTAGTTAAAAAAAAGAATATTGAGCAGATATTCTTTTTTTTTCTTATGTTTAAAATAACAATTTAAAAAAATATTAAAAATGAAAAAAATTCCAAACATAAATTGGTTACATACTCACCCACAATTAGAAAAACAATTAAATTTAGATGAGAGTCATGTTATTGTAGATAGAAAAGATTTAGAAGAGGCTTTTTATTTTTTTAGTAAAAATCATAATATTTTATTAGTACAACAAGAAAACCTTTATGATTTAAACTTAGAAAATAAGACAATTAAACAATATACAGATATAGGAATTAAAAGAGAAAAAATAATTTATGTTGACTATCCAAATTTTGTATGGGATATGGAAAATCAATGTTTAGAAACAATCTTAACAAAAAATAGTAAATATATTTCTTTAGTTGCATTAGAGAATTTACCTATTACTGAAAGTGTAAATCAAAGCAAAGATGGAATTATAATTTGTTCTAATACATTTAATAATTTATATAGATATGCATACATAAATTAAAATTAATTTCTTATTTTAAAATCAAAATAATAAACAATAAATAACAAAAACAATATGAATAGTAAAAAAACATTTGGAGTTTTAAGTTTAAGCGGAGGACTAGATTCCACCTCTTTATTACTTAATATGTTAGAAAAAGGAATGGAAGTTAAATGTCTTTCTTTTAACTATGGTCAAAAACACAAAATTGAATTAGAAAGAGTTCAAAAAAATATTCAGTATCTTAAAAGTCAAGGATATGATATAGAACATAATATTATAGATATTTCTGTTTTAGGAAAACTTTATAATTCTGCACTAACAACAGATGGTATTGATGTACCGGAAGGTCATTATGCACAAGAAAATATGAAATTAACTGTTGTTCCGAATAGAAATGCTATTTTTAGCTCTATGATATATGGATATGCTTTATCTTTAGTTAAAGATTTGGATGATGTTAACGCATTGATAGCGTTAGGAATACATGCGGGCGATCATGCAATATACCCAGATTGCAGACAAGAATTTAGAGATGCTTTAGGGTATGCTTTTAAAATTGGAAACTGGGATTCAGAAAAGGTAGAATATTACACTCCATATATTGATGGTAATAAATTTACAATTTTGCAAGAGGCTCAAGTTAACTGTCAAAAATTAGGTTTAGATTTTAATACAATTTTTAACAATACAAATACTTGTTATAATCCAAATTCAAATGGAGAAAGTTGTGGTAAATGCGGATCATGTCAAGAAAGATTGTTAGCATTTAATGAATTAGGGGTTGTTGATCCAGTTTTATACTCTTCTGATTATAATGACTTGATTAAAAACGTCTTAGAATCAGAAAAAAACTTTCAAAATTCTAAAGAAAATTAAAAAAAGTAATATTTAATAATAGAAATAACAACAAATTTTAGAGGTTCCCAGTAACCCATTTAATAATTTAATTTAATATTTTAACACAATGAAAAACGCAAAATTGCAAGACACAATTGCTCGTCTTACTAAGATGGCAAGTCAAAAAAAATCAAGCGGCACCGGTAAAAAAATCAATTATTGGAAAGCCAAACAAGGTAAAAACGAATTATTAGTTTTACCATTTCCAGATCTAGGAGATCCATTTTTAGAATGGGGAGAACATAAAAATTTATTAGAGCCAAGTTATTTGTCAATTCCATGTGCTCAACACAATTCCGGAGAACCATGTCCTGTTTGTGATGTAGTTAAAGATTTGAAAAACGATAACTGGAAAGGTAATAAAGAAATTTGGAGCCCTATTGAAACAAAAACTCGTTTCTATTCACCTGTAATTGATCTAAACGACGTAGAAGCAGGCATTCAATGGTTTAGTTATGGAAAAACTGTTTTAAGTCAATTTCAAACATGGTTAGTAAATCTAGAAGAAGATGAATCAGCTTTTTATGATTTGCAAAATCCTGAAAAAATTATTGTTAATTACGATAAAGAAGCAGATGCTGCTTTAAGATATAAATTAGATAGAAAGGTATTAAAAAAATTACCTGAAGGTTTAGAAGATTTAGAAGATTTAGTTGAAAATATGGATTCTTTGCCTGAATTACTTAATCAATGGAAACGTAGCGATGAAGAATTAGCACAAATCGTAGATGATTATTTACGTACAGTAACTGAAGCTTTAGCAGAAACTGAAGAAAGTGACGATGATGAACCTGTTGTTAAAAAATCTAAAAAAGTAGTTGAAGACGATGATGATGAACCTGTTATCAAAAAAACAAAAAAAGTGGTTGAAGTAGATGATGATGATGATGATGAACCTGTTATCAAAAAAACAAAAAAAGTGGTTGAAGTAGATGATGATGATGATGATGAACCAGTTATCAAAAAATCTAAAAAAGTGGTTGATGAAGAAGACGACGATGATGAACCAGTTATCAAAAAATCTAAAAAAGTAGCTGACGATGATGATGATACTCCACGTTTAAAAAGCTTAAAAAATAAAAGCTAATAAACAAATTTAAAAACTTGAAGGATTTTTATCCTTCAAGTTTTTTCCTTTATAAATTTAAAAATATACATAAAATGGCAAAACAAAAAGATGATGATGCTACTGGGAATATTATATCCCAATTGATAGCCCAACAAAATAGTATTTTACCTGGAGCTCCTGTATCTGGAGACGATATGTTTTCAGAAGTTAATTACTGGATACCAACAGGGTCAGTAGTTTTAGATACAATTATATCAAATAAACCAGAAGGTGGATGGCCTGCAGGAAGAACAGTTGAGTTATATGGTCAAGAATCAATTGGAAAATCTACTTTAATATTTGCAGGCTTTGCACAAGTGCAAAAAGCTGGAGGTATTGCTATTTATTTTGATGTTGAACAAGCAGGATCTCCAGAAATGATGAGAGCAAATGGAGTTGACTTAAGTCAACTTGTTGTTTCTAATTTAACTTCAATTGAAGAAATATTTAAAGTATTAGAACAAAATCTAAAAACTATTATAGCCACTAAAGCATATAGATCTAAACCTGTTTTAATTTGTATGGACTCTTTAGCTCAAATGTCTACTGATGCAGAAATTGAAGCTGATTATGATTTTAATATGAATGTTGATTTAAAGAAAGCCAGACAAATAGGTAAAGCGCTTAGAAAAATTACACCTTATTTAAATAAAGCTAATGCATGTTTAATTATTATTAACCAGTTAAGAGATGCGCCAGGAGTGATGTACGGAGATCCTACGTGTGTAGATCCTTATACTTCTATCATAGAAATACTTGATAATGAAGATGTTATAGAAAAAATTAGTTTTGCAGATCTAGCAAAAAAACTAGATATTAATTTAGAAAAAGAAGGTGCCACAGATATTACAGATCGTAATATTTTAATTAAATCATATGATATTGATAAAGGAATAGAAGTTTTTAAACCAATGACTCATTTTGTAGTTAAACCTTCTGTTGATAAATATTGTGTTGTAAAAAACCCAGAAACAGGTGAGGTTATTAATACTACTTTACATCATAGGTTTTATGACTTTTTAAACGATGATTTTATACTTGCAAGTGATTTGTTTGATGTAAATAATGATGTTAGTATAGTTAATAAACCAATGCAGGTTGTCGATTGTTCTGTACAAGATACTGAAACATATTGGTGTAATGGTTTTTTAAATTCAAATACAACTCCTGGTGGTAAAGCAGTAAAATTTGCAGCATCTGTACGTATTAAATTATCAGGAAAAACGCCTGTTAAAATGCTAGACCCAATTGCTCAAGAAATGTACGAAAACGCTGTTGAAGGATGGGAAGAAGAGTGTGAAGAATGGAAATTAGCAGGTGGTAATAAAGGGGGTGGTCCAAAACCAGTTAAGCCTAAAAAAAGTGATTATAAAGGTGACGAGGTAACTATTGGTTATGACGTGATAGCGAAAACTATTAAAAATAAAGTAGGCCCTCCAGATAGAGAAGCTGAATTTAGAATTATCTTTACAGAAGGTATTATTGAAGAAGAAGCTTGGTTTGATTATGCTCAAAAATTTAAGATAATTGAAAACGAAAATTCTTTTACTTATAAATTTACAGAAGTATCAGGAATTAACTTTAAAGACGCTACAGGGGAACCTATATTATTTAAAAGAGAGGATTGGTTAAGTTCTGCAATGTCAGATGTAGAGGTTAGAGAACAAGTTAAAAAGAAAATAACTAATATGCTAGTTAAAGTAACTAAAGGTGCTTTAGTAGCACCTACAAAATTAGGTGACGAAGAAGAAAAACCAAAAAAAATAGTTACTAAAACAACTAGTAAAGAATAATTATGCCAAATAGTATTTTATATATTGACGGATTTAATTTATTTCAAGCTAATTATCACGCTAACTCGGCACAAGATACTAATGGGGAACCAATAGGAGGATTTATAGGTACTTTAATACAAATACGTAATCTTATTTATAAATTCTCTCCCCATAAAGTATTTGTTGTATTTGATGGACCTGATGCTGGATTGAGAAGAAGAATTCTTCACAAAGAATATAAATCTAAAAGAAAAGCAAAAAAAAGAGCTACATCTGTATCTTTTGGTGATGATAAAGAAAGAATTGATGTAAATAATGAAACAGAACAATTAGAAAAGCTGTTTGCTGCTTTGCGAATATTACCTTTACAAGTAATTTCTATACCATTTTACGAAGCTGATGATGTAATTGCTTATATGGTATTAAGAACTCCTTTAAATCGCAGTATAATAGTATCTAACGACAAGGATTATTTACAATTAGTAAATGAAAAGGTTAGTGTATATCAGTTTTCAAAGAAAAGGTTAATGGGTTTACAAAAAATAGAAGAAGAGTTTGGAATCAATCCTTATAATATTATTTATTTCAGATCAATAATTGGTGATACATCAGATGAACTTTCGGGGGTAAAAGGTATAGGCCCAGATACTGTAAAGAAAATTTCTGCATTTAAAGAACGCAAATTTGATTCTTTTATGGATTTTTGGAGTGAAATAGATAAATTAGAAGATACAAAAAGTAAAAAACTAAAACTTTTAAAAGAAAGCCAAAAACAAGCTTTATTGATGTATCAACTAATGAGGTTAGATGAAACTTCTATAAATCAAAGAGCTATAGATTTATTGAAAGTTCAAATAGAACAACAATTAAATAAAAATTTTTCAAGTGTTGCTTTTAGAACTTTTTGTATAAAAAATAAACTTAATCTACAATTAAAAAATATTGATGATTGGTTATCTACATTTTTTAGATTAAAATGCAAAATTACTTATGAAATTTAAGAATTATTCTTAAATTTTTATCTTAAAGTTAATTTTTTAATCTTATTTTAAAATAAAAATATTTATGAGTGAAAAAGAAATACAAAAAGATGGTTTAAAAAAATATGGTCAAGATTTTCAAGTTTCTGTACTTTCTTTATTTTTTCAAAATAAATCTTTTACAGTTAAAATAAAAGATGTTTTAGATCCAAGTTATTTTGATAATAAATATACTGAATGGTTTTGTAAAAAAGGTTTAGAATATTTAGCTAAATATATTAATTTTCCTTCAGCAGGTAAAATATTCGATATTTTAAAATCAATAGTTGAAATTGAAGTTGATGAAAAAATATCAAAAACTTATTTAAATGTTTTAGAAAAGATAAAAATAATTGATTTAAGTGATAGACAATATATAGAAGATGAGGTTTTTAATTTTTGTTTTACTAAATTTGCATTAGCTAAACTAGAAGAACAAAAAAATCAAATATTGTTAAGAGATTTTGATAAAGCGAGACAAGTTGCTTTCAATACATATGTTCCTATATCTCAGGATCATCAAGAATTATCTTTAAAAGAAAACTTTGATCTTTCTTTTAAATCAAAAGAGCACCTTAACCCTATACCTCTTCCTTTTAAAACATTTACCGAAAATACTAAAGGTGGTCCAGGAGCAGGAGATTTAGTTATAGTTATGGCTCAATCTAATTTTGGTAAAAGTAATTTTTTGGTAGCATGGGCTAGATATTGTGCTGAACAAGGGTATAATTCTATTTATTTTACTCTTGAAACCAAAGGAGAACAATTAATAGATAGAACAATAGCCGGTTTAACAAAAATTGATCAAGAAAGATTAATTGATCATGAAAGAATTATTGAATCTAAAGTTAATAGAGTTAAAGGGGACATTTGTTTTGTTAAAATCAAATCTACAATAGCTAGAACTGAAGTTGTTAGACAAAAGATTGAAGAAAAGAAGGCTAATGGTTTTTTTCCTGACTTTATTATAATTGATGGATTAAATCAATTAAAAACTCCTAAAGGAATGAATTTTAGTGGAAACACTAATGATAAGTTTGAATATTTAGCCGAAGAAGTTAGGGATATGGGAGATGAGTATGGTATTCCAACAATCTGCGCTTTCCAAAGCAATAGGTGTTTAGCTTTAGATACTTTAGTAGATTTAAAAGATAAAGGAAAAATACAAATTATAGATTTAAAAGAAGGTGACGAAATTTTAACACATAAAGGTTATAAAAAAGTAAATAAAATATATCCAGTTGAAAAACAATTTACCTATAAAATAATTTTAGAATCGGGGAAAGAAATTATTTGTTCTAAAAAACATGAATTTCCTATTTTAAGTAATAATTTTAATTTATTAAGTATAGAAAATGGGTTAAAGGAAGGAGATTATTTTTATACAAAGTGTGATGCACATGAAGAATTTGCTCTAAAAATAGAACAGGTAAGAAATATTATTGAATGGGAAGAAGTTGATACAATTGATATATGTGTTGATGATACACATATGTTTTTCGCTAATGATATTTATACACATAATTCAGGTTACAATACTGAATATGCAGATGAGCAGAGTATTGGAAAATCAATAGAAGTTTTTCAAGTATGCGATTTAATGATTTTCTTTACACAATCAGTTCCTATGCAAGAAACAGGAAAATGTTATGGGCAATTATTAAAAAACAGATTAGGAAAAAAAGGATTAATGCTTGAGATTGATTATAATCCTAATCAAGCAACCTTTGAAGAAGTTTGTTTAGTTAATAGATCAGCGTTGTTAAATAAAGACGATAAAGTAAAAGTTATTAGATCAATAGATAAAGTAAGACAGAAAAATTTAGAAAAACATAGTTAAAAAATGAAAAAGGTATTAATATTATCAAGTGGAGGATTAGATTCAACTTATTTAGTTTATGAAAATCTTAAAAAAGGAAATTTAGTACGTACTTTATATACGACAGTTCAAAATAACGGACATAAACCAGAAAGTGAAAAAAAAAGTTTAGAATTACAAAAAGAATATTTTTTAAAAAATTTTCCAAATCAACTTGAAACTTATTATAATAATGTAGAAATATTAATAAGTTATCCACAAGATAATTTAATTTTAAAACAAATACCTTTATGGATTATGTCTATGCTATATTATTGTGAAGGAGTTGATGAAATTCAAGTTGGATATGTAATGAATGATGACGCTATTTCTTTTCTTGAAGATATAAAAGGTATATATAAAAGTTATGAATTTTTATTTGATAATAAATGTCCTGAGTTAATTTTTCCTTTAACAAAAACAAAAAAAGAAGAAATTATAAATAAAATCCCACAAGAGTTAATAAACACTATTGTTTTTTGTGAAGCACCACTTTATGGAGGAGAAAAATATAAACCTTGTGGTGGTTGTGCTGTTTGTAAAAGATATAAAAATAATGGTTTATTTGAAATAATAATAAACTCAAACCATAAGGTTTATTTGGAAAAAACGAGTGATATACAAGACCTTATTGTTCCTTATGAGGAGTTAAAAGGTTTAGTAGAAAATTTAAGTGATAGTGATTCAGAAAAGTAAAAAAAAAATAAAAGAATGATACAAACAATTTTTCAACAACCAACGCAACCAGATATTTTTTTTGTGTTAAATTATAAAACTTTAAAATCACATGATATAAGAGGATATAATCTTTTATCTATAATAGAAGAATGCTTTCCTAAAAACAACAAAGGAGATATTCATATTAGTTTTAATAATCAAATAAGTTTGCCAAACGCTCCTTATGCTTTACTTTTAAAAATGTTTTTAGAAACAGCAATGCAAACAGGGTATAAACATTTAATTATAGAGTTTAACGACTAAAGATAAACACCATCTATACGTTGATCTCTGCCTAATATTTCGTTCGCTGTATTTTCTTTTTTAAAACCATTTATTGAGGCAAATAAAGTCTCATCATCAGCTTGCATACAGGTAAATTGAATAGAAATTGCTTCGTTATCTGTATTAATTGAGTGTTTATTAGCATCTAACAAGGTTTTATCATGAATATAAAATATTTGGTTTTTAGTAGCAAAATAATTACCCAATTGAGGCATAACCCCTTTTTCTTTTAATTGTTCAACATAACAACTAAATTTTAATTCCAATAATTTAAAAGGAACACGTTCTGTTTCAGTTTGACTATTTTCAACAATTTCTATATTTCCATATAGCTGAACACCATTAGGATCAACCCATTCTTTGATTAAAATTTCTCCATAAAAATTTCTTTTACTTCGAGGATAGTCAACTTCAAGATATAACAAACTTGTATCAGAATAAACTTCAACAGCTTGTCTTGATTTTTGTCTTAAAAAAGCTTCTGTTTTGCTTCCAAATCCAATTTTCTCACCGTTATTTTTATGTTCTAAATCCATTTGTTTTCTTTTAAATATGGAATTTTAAATTTAATTTCTTATTTTTAAAGCATTAAGAATGGTATAAAAATGAAAGAAGTAAAAGTTTCAAAACAAATAGAAAATAAAATTAAAGATTTTGAAGAGAAAGTTGATGAAAATTTTATAGAGTTATATAAAAAACTTAATATAATTAAAATTAACAAAGATGGTTCTTTAGAAGTTAAAGGTAATGTTAATTTTAGTGGTTTAAGTTTAAAAGAAATTCCTTTTAATTTTAAAAAAATTATCGGAGATTTTGATGTTTCAGATAATCAATTAACCTCACTTAAAAATTGCCCCGAAATAGTTGAAGGTAACCTTTTTATAAATAATAACAAATTAGTTTCTTTAGAAGGATGTTCTAATAAAATAGATGGTTTGTTTGATTGCTCTTATAATTTATTAGAAAATTTTAAAGGAGGACCAGAAAAAGTAAACTATACCTATTTTTGTGAAGAAAACCAAATAACGGAATTAATTGGTTTACCTAAATTAATAGGAGAAGATTTAGTAATAAGTAAATCAGAATTTTATGATATTAAATCCATAAAAGCAATTTGTAAAGTAAAAAAATCTATAGAAATTTTAATAAGTAAAAAATCAAAATGAAAGAATTAAGTTTACCAAAAAAAATAGCTCATATAGCAGATATTCATATTCATAATGATAAACGTCATGAAGAACATATACATGTAATAAATAACTTAAAAAGGAGCTTAATTGAAGAAAAACCAGATGTTATTTATATTGCAGGAGATGTTGTAGATACAAAAACTAAAATAAGTCCTGATCAGTTAGATATTACTAATTATTTTTTTTATGAAATGTCTAACATAGCTCCTGTTATATGCATTATAGGTAATCATGACACAAACTTATATACTCCAGAAAAGAAAGATGCTCTAACTCCAATTATAGCTGAATTAAACCCTATAAATCCTATATTTCTATTAAGAGATTCTGGAATTTATAATTTATTTGATATAGATTGGATTGTATGGAGTAGAACTGATTTAATTAATCCAATCGAAAATTATAAATTTGGGGGAAATTATTCTATAGGTTGCTATCATGGACCTATACAGGGTGCTGTTACTGATACGGGGTGGAATAGATTTTCTAAAGCAAAAACGTTAAATGATTTTGGGAATTGCGATGCAATCATGCTTGGGGATATTCATGCAAATCAGTTTTTTAAAGGGAATAAAGTAAAAGGAAAAGATTATTTTAATTGCGCTTACCCTGGTTCTTTATCGCAAGTTGATGTTTCAGAAAAAGAAGAAAAAGGTTATTTAATGTGGGAATTTGAAAGTAATTTAAATACCTATTTACCTACTTTCAAACAAGTGGAAAACGATTATTCTATTAGAACAATACGAGTTGAAGATATAAGTAAATCTAAAATTAAAGATAATCAAACTATTAGATTAATTATACCAGCTGAAACAACCGGTGCTGATATGATTAATTTGAGAAATAGTTTGCCCAATAATATTATATTTCAAAAAGAAAAAGTTGAAAAAACTAAAATTGCATCTACAGTATCAACACTAATCAATGATTTGCCTAGTGATAAAGAATATTTCATAAAGTATTTTAAAGAATTAGGATTAGAAGATTCTAAAATAAAAGAATTGGAAGATTTAGATTCTAAATATAACAATATGATAAATATTGTTGAAAGTATTGTCTCCGAGTATGATATTCAAGAACTGGAAATTAAAAACTTTTTAATTTTTAAAGGAATAAATATAGTAAATTTTGAAGAAAAAAATGGATTAGTCGGTTTATTTGGGGAAAATGGAATAGGGAAAAGTTCTTTAATGATAGCTATCATGTTTTGTCTTTTTAACAGAACATTGAAAGATTCCAATAAATTTATTAAACTTATAAATGATCAATTAGCAGAACCAGAAGAAGTATATGTTCAACTAAGAATAGTTATTAATGGCGCAATATGGGAAATTAAAAGATCTTTAATTGCTAATAATAAAATGACTTCAGCTTCGACAAAATTAGAAGTATATGAATATGTAAATGGAGTAAAAGAACCAAGACATAAAACAGAAAGAGTAGATACAGATAAAAACGTATTAGCTCCACTTATTGGAAACGAAGATATGTTTATAATAACTGTTTTAAGTTCTCAAAATCAATCTTTAGAATTTACAGATAAAAAAAATTCTGATAGACTAGAATTAACTAACGATTTTTTAGGACTTAATTCATATTTAGCAAAATATGAAATAGCTAATAAAGAATTGTTAAGAGAGAAAACTGTTAATGAAACGTTGGAAAAAGGAATTAAAGTTTTAGAACAACCTAAAGAAATAGAATTAAAAATAGAAGAATCTAAAAATATTATAAAAAATAATAATGTTTTTATTAAAGAAATTGAGACTAATTTTAAATCAGAAGAAAAAGATTTAAAAGAATTACAAGAACAATTAAATTCAATTCCTTTAATTTCTTTAAGAAAAACATATGAAGGATTAGTTGACGAACAAGAAGCACTAAATCAAAATATTAAAATTACTAACGATGATATTAAAAATTTAAATGTTGATATTTCTGATAGAGAAAAAGATATAGATAATAAACGTATTATACGAAAAAAATTAAAAGAAGATTATATAAAATCTGTAGAAGAATGGGATAAATTTACACCTATTAGTTATTTAGAGTGGGAATTTAAAACTACAAATTATGAAAGCACAATTGATTCTTTAAAAGAAAAAATTGAAAATGTTGAAGAAAAGATTAAAAAAAATAAAGAAGATAAAAAATTAATAAATTTATCTATAAATAATATAACTGATATTTTAAGCAATCTTAAAATAGAAAAAGAAGACTTATTAAAAGAATGGGATGATAAAACATCATATAAAGAATGGGTTTATGAAAGAAAAGATTTTTCTGACTTAATATCAACATATAAACAACAAATAGAAGAAAAAGGAGCTATCTTAGGAAAAAAAATATGTCATACGTGTGGTAAAGAATGGTCTTCAAAGGATGAAAGTAAAACAAAAGAAGAAATTGAAAGCATTAAAGAAAAGATAACTGTAAAACAAAAAGAACAAAAAGAATTTAATGAAAAAGCAAGTAGACTGAAATTATTAAAAGATAGTTTAGAAAGTTTAGATAAAACAATTAAAATAAATGAAGAGAAAAAATCAGAAAATACAGATAGTTTAAATAAAACTATAAAAGAGTGTAACAAAGAAAAAGAACATAATCTTTTAATTGAAAAATATAATCTAGAAATAGAAGATTTTAATAAAAAAGCAGTTAAAGAAAAAGAAAAAAACGATAAAGCTAGAATTTTAAAATCTAATATAGAAGCTTCCGACAATAAAGTTAAAGATATAAGAAAAGAAATTGAAGATTTAAAACTTATTAATGAAAAAAAAGAAGTTAAAATTGAAAGTTTAAAAAATACAATAATTCGTTTAAAAACTGAAATAATTAGTATAGAAAATGAAAAAAAGGATTATATAGAAAACGAAAAAAAGATTAAAGAAAGAAAAGTAATACAAGAAAAAATAAATGAAGTCTCTGAAAAAATAAATAATCAAAAAGAAGAAATAAAACCTTTTGTTGCAACAATAGAGAGAGAAAAAACTAAGATAGAAACTTATAATACTCAATTAGAAGCTTATAACCAAAAGTTAGAAGAGTTACAAAAACAAACAGAAAAGTTAAATTTATATTCTTATTATGTTGCTAGTATGGGTAAAAAAGGAATTTCTTTATTAATTTTGAGAGACTTCATTCCTTATATTAATGAAAAATTAAATGAAACTTTAACAGATTTGTTTAATTTTAATATAGAATTTGAAGTAACTGATAGTAATACCTTAGAAATTAGTTTCAGTTATAATAACTTACCTCGCAAAGTTAAAAGAGATGTTAACCAAGCATGTGGCGAAGAAGCGACTTTAATAAACTTAGTTATAAGGGCTGCTTTAACAAAAGTAAGTAAACTACCCAAGCCTTCTTTACTATTGTTAGATGAGAAGTTTTCTATGTTAGATAAAAGTAATCTGTCTAAACTTCCTAAATTATTGGAAAAATTAAAAGAACAATATAAGGTAATTATTATGATAACACACGATGACGATATTAAAGATTGGCCAGATAATTATATTATTTTAGAAAACAAAAATGGTATAACTACTATAAATTAAAAAATAATTCTTATTTTAAAATAAAAACAAATAATGAGTTTCGGTAAAAACCTTAAAGGTATAGTAGGAGAAGATTTTGTAAGAAAATATTGTAAAAAAAACAATATTAATTTTGAAAAAACAGAAAAAGAGCAAGATAGACTTGAGGGGGTAGATTGTTATATGGATGGAATTCCTACAGATGTAAAAAATACAGAATTTATTTATTTTTTACATATTTCTTTTACAGGAGATATTTTAGTAAGACATCCTTTTAAGATTAATAGTAAAGCTACTCATTATTGTTTTGTAGATGTTAATAATAAAGGTGATGGTTTTTTTAAAGAATTTGTTCCTGTAAGAACTTTTTTATTAAATAATTATTTTGAAGACGTAAAACATCTAAATAGTTTTTTTAAATATTTGAAAGAAATAGATGGTAAAGAATATATTACTAAAGGTTATTCAGTTGAACAAGCAGCTTTTACTATAAAAAAAGAAATATTAGAATTTTTAAAAGATGATATAGGTGTTTCTTATGAGATGAAAAATGATAAACATGATGTAGTTGTTTTTAGATTATGTAAAAAAGAAAAGGAAAAAAAAATAATTAAAGAATCTATAGAGGAAAAACCTATAATGAGTAAGAGAGAAAAGGAAATAATAATAATAAATTTATAAAAATATGTTTAATAATTATTTTTTTGTATTTGAAATAAAATCTTTTGCGGAAAAAACTGTTTTTGATGAATCTGTTATGAAATATATTAAAAATTTTATTAGATTTCGATTAAAACTAGTTAAGTATTTTGAAACATTTGATATAGAAGACAAAACGTATGTAGTAATAGGAACTGCTTATGTTGAAAAAAGTTTAAAAACAAAAATATTTTTTTTAGAATTATATGCTTTTTTAAAAGATAGTAAGTTTTTACCCGAGTGTAATATAAAAACAAAAACAATAAATAATATAGAATTAAAAATATTTAAACTTTCTAAAATAAAATGGTTGAAATAATTATACTCGCAGGTGTAAAACAAAGTGGTAAAGATACTACTGGAGAAGAGTTAATAAAAAATGGTTTTAAAAGAATTGCTTTTGCAGATGCAGCAAGAGAAGGTTTAGCTAAAAAACTTAATATACCATTAGAATATTTAACAAATAATGGGTCTAATAAAGAAAAATATAGAAATGATTTAATTGAGTTTGCCGAAAGTAAAAGAAAAATTAATAAGTTTTATTGGATAGAAAAAGCTATTTCTCCATATTTAAATGACAATAAAGAGTTTAAAGATGGGAAATATGTAATAACTGATTTTAGAAGATTAAGTGAAGTAGAATGGTACGAACAACTTAAAGAACAAAATATAAATGTTAAAATATTTTTAATAGAAAGACCAGGAGCAAAAGATAATGACTATTTAACTTTACAAACTTTAGCAACAATAGCGAGAGAGGGATATATATACGATAAAATTATAAATAACTCTACTAAAAAAGAGTTAAATAAAAAAATAAAACATCAAATTTTAAATATACAATAATGAAAACTTATTATGTAACCTACAAAAAAAACGGAGTTTTTAAAAGAGGAGTTTTGTCAGAATCTCAATATAAAACTTATAGTTCTGATAATTCAATATCGGATTTAGAGATTCACCCAACACAACAAATCATGGAAGAATATTACAAAGGATCTTCAAGTGGTAAAAAATTATTATTAGGATAAATAATGGAAGAAAAAATTAAAAATATACAAAATGCTTATCTGTATAAAAAAGGTTTAAAAGAATCTCTTACAGAAAGTGAAAAAAATTTAACTTTATTATTTAATGAAGAAGAATTAAAAGAATTGTTTTATGAAAAAACATTTAATATAAAACCCGAAATAGTTATTAAAACTGTTTCTCATATTAAATCTGCTTTTAATAAATTACCTAAAGAAGAATATAATAGTGTAAAAGAAAAATATATTAAAATTCTTGATGGTTGGAATATTGAAGATTTAGAACCTATTAATGTTTCTAGTTTATCTCAAGAAGAACTAAGACAATTTTATAAAACTTTAAAAAACCTAGCAGGACAGTATAAAATTAAACTACCACTAGACGAAAATGATAACATATTATTAATTGATGAAGAATAAAAATAAAAAATTATGATTTATAATCCAAAAAAAGCAATAGAAAACGGCTATTTAATTCCGCCTACAGATATCAATATTGCAAACTATATACAACAAAACGGAGTAGATGTAGATTGTGATAAAGTTTTTGAATTATCGAATGATGAATTATATATGTGTGGAGATGTAAAAATTAATGCAAACTCTACAGAGTTAATACCTGTAGTTATTGAATTTAAAAATACCACTGCTCCTGGTTGGAGATTAGAAAAAGGAAAGGCATATACTTTTGATTCTAGTTTTGAAGTAAACTTACCAGCAAACTTAGGAGCATCTTTAAAAGGTCGTTCTTCTTTCAACCGCAATGGTATTCTTATCAATAGTTCTTGGTATGATCCGGGTTATAAAGGAAATGCAGCAGCTACTATTTATTGTTTTAGAGATTTAATAATCACAAAAGGTACAAGAATTGCTCAAATTATATTTGAAGAAGGTGATTCTTGCAGTATGTATAATGGTCAATATCAAGCTAAATAAAAAAATAACAAAAAAAAAATAACAAACCTGTTGTAAATAAAAATAATAAAGTTTAGTTTTACACATTAAATAATAGTAATCATATGGCACTTGCGGCAATAATAATATCAATAATATCAATAATAGTTTCAGGGTTTTCAATATATGCTAATTGGCAGTTTGCAAAAAACCAAAAACATACAGATGATACAATAATAGAAGTTGATAAAAAAGTAGAAACCAACTTACAACTTTTACAAAAAGCAATAAAAAAAGATTATTTAGATAAAGATAATAATTTAAAGAAAAAATATAATTTAGAATAATGATAAGTTTAAAGAAATATAAAAAACCAGAATTAACAAATCTCTTAAAAGAATTTGGTGTAGAATATTCTAATGAAGCTACTAAAGAAGCAATAATTGTTTTATTAGAATCTTATATAGATAAAAACAAAATAGAAGATAGTTTTATTTTATCTATTATGGATAAAGAATTACAAACCGAAGATAGTTTAAGTTCTATTTTGGTTATAGAGGAAGATAGTTTAAAAGCTGAAAATGAAACAATTCTAGATAACTCTAAAAAGTTAGAAATAAAATATAAACCTATTCCTTCTATATTATCTAGAGAGGAAAAAGATTGGATAAAATATTTAGAAGATCGTAACATGACAGTTGATGCTTTTTTAAAATTTAGACCACAGTTTCCACAAAAAGATATTATGAAAAAACTTAAAGAACTAGGGTATTAATTTATGGAATGGATAAAAACTCAATTTAAATTTTTAGAAGAAGGTATTAATTTACAAAAAAAAGAAATATATTATCACGGTAAAATTGATTGTGATTTTTTATTTTTAATAAGAACTAGAATAGAGGTTTTACAAGTTTATTGGAAAACTAAACAAATTAGTTCTTATGATGAGTATACTATATATATAAGCTCTGTTGGAGGAGATTTACAAACTGTATTAGCTACTCAAAGTTATTTTAAACAAATAAAAGAAGAAAAGGGGATTAAAATTAATATAGTTGCGGAGGATCGTTGTTATTCAGCAGCTTTAATTTTTTTATTAATAGCTACAGGAAAAAGATCAGCAAGAAAAAATACGCTTTTTATGTATCACGACTTTACATTAGAAAATAGAGCTATATCTGAAAAACTAATTAAACTTATAGAAAATAATGTAAACTTAATTATTTCCCAAACACAAATAATATCAAAAAAAGAAAACAAAGATCATTATTTTAGCGATGAAGAAGCTATTTCTTATAACGTTATAAGTGATTTAATTTAAAACTAAACAAACTGAATATATATATGAAAAAAGAACTAGTAAACTTAAAAAATTCTAACAAAAAACTTATGTTAGATAGTGAAACTCTTAGGTATTTAAAATCAATTGATAAAAAATCAAAGATTTATACTATAGAAGAAGAAAGAGATTTAATAACAAAAGCTCGTAATGGCGATATTAAGGCACAAAACCAATTAGTGGAAGCTAACTTAAAATTTGTTGTAGCAATAGCAAAAACCAAATACAATGGAAAGGTTCATATGAGAGATTTAATTCAATGTGGTAATATTGGATTAATTAAGGCAGTTTATAAATATGACATGGAAAAGTATAATAAGTTTTGTTCATGTGCTGTATGGTGGGTTTCTGCTGAAATGCAGCAAAGTTGTTTAGCAAGTGATATGTTAGTTCATATCCCTTTTAATCAATATAGAGCAATTGAAAAATTTTCATCTAGATGTCAAGAATGTAAGAAAAAAGGGTTAGAATTAGATGAAAAAATAGAAAGTGTCATAAATTCTCAAAATTATATGTATGCTTTAAACGTTATAGAGGGAGGAGTTAAAATTGATGATGTTTTAAAAGATAATAGTGATACTCCTAATTATCAAGAAAAAACAATATTGTTGTCAAATAATACAAAAGATACATATAATACTTTTGACTATCAAGATGAAGTATATAAAGTTAATTGCCTTCTTGATAGTAAATTAACTCCTTTCGAAAAAGAAATATTTATAGAAAAATATGGATTATTTGATGGTAGTGTAGGTAAAGTTGATGAAGTTTTAGCTTCTAAATTTGGTGTAAGTAAATCTATTATAAAGAAAACTGTCAAAAAATCTATTGATAAGTTAAAACCTTTTATACTAAAATAATTTGTTAGGTCTGTAATTTGTATGTATCTTTAGATATAAATTAAAATAAGTAATAACAAGTTTAAAAAATAAAAGTTATGAAAATACAAAAAAAATATAAATTTGAATCATCTTTTGTAGATAAAGATGGAATTCAAGGAAGTAGTTTTGAAATGTTTGTAACATTTGAATCAATTACTCCCGAAAAAACATATGATACGGTTGAAAAGTTTACAGAGGCTTTTGACCATTCAATAATGTTTTCTGATAATGATCCCGAGTTTGAGTTTTTAAATAACTCATCTGAAAGAAAAATAATTTTGCAAAGTATAGAAAAAAATGAAATATCTCCCTATATATATGCTTATTTAACAGTTTTTTCAATACAACCAAAAGAAAAAGATTATCTTTTTGAAATTAAAGTATCAGATTCAAAAGATACTACATATATTATTACTCAAAAAGAAATTCAAAATATGCATTTATATAATTTTAACCCTAAATTTACTATAACTAATGGAAATTAGAAAAGAATTTTCCTTTAAAGGAACACATCGTGTAGTTAACTGTTTTTCAAAACTGTGTAAGTTTTCTATTCATGGGCACCTGTACATAGTAGAGATTTTTATTACTGCTGAACCAGATAAAGATAATAAAATACTTGATAATGGACAAATGATATATGATTTTGGGTTAACAAAAACAACTTTTAAAGAATTTATTAGTTCTTTTAACAATACACATGCTATTTGGAATAAAGAATCAGAAGATTATAAAAATAAAATAAAAACAATAAATAAAAGATGGGTTGAACTTCCATGTTCTCCAAGCGCCGAATCTTTATCAATTTTGTTTTTAAGAGTTTTAAATGATATTCTTTTAAAAACCATTACAAACAATGGAGAAAAGAAATTAATAGTTTCTAAAATTAGAGTTCATGAAACACGAACTGGTTATGCAGAAGCAATACTTTCAGATCTTTCTTCAATTGATTACAATATTGGTAATATAATATACTCTTGTGATGTTTTTAAACAATTTTCTGAGACTTTTAAAAGGGTTATGTTTGACAATGAAGGAGTTTTTATAAATGAAAAACCTTTACAACAAGTCTAAAAAAAAAGAAAAAGTTATATTTAAAGAAAAGTTATTATAATGATTAGTTTATCAGCAAGAGAAAGAATGGCTATGGTTCAGTCAGGATATAATCCTTTATTAGAAGAGGATGTAAATAGTTTTAGAAATGGCCAAAAACCTGTAGTGGGAACAAGTCACTTAATAGAAGGAAACGGGGAGTTTTCTTTTAATAGTTTAGGTGAAAGAAATCAAGCGGCTTTAGAAAGACAATGTTATGATCCTGAAATGAAAGCTGCTTTACAAGATCCTAATATCAGAGGTATGATTGAACAGGAAGATCCTGGGTTTAATCAATTATTTTTAGAAGGAAATAATGAAATTGATAATAATAATTTTAATCAAACAAATAATCCAAGAGAAGAAATTCAATCAGCAATGAATCAATATCAAGCGCCAGTATCTGATTTAAATTCAAAACTTAAAAATGCTATACAGAATAAAACTCAACAAAATAATATACAGAATCCTGTCAATACAGAACAAGTAATTAAAATTGGTTATAATGCTGGGGCAAAATATTTAAACGCTTTTCAACAATTGTTAAAAAATCCAAACGAAAATAATAGAAACATTCTTTTCCAACAAATAACAAACATGTTAGAACAAGAGGATAAATATAAAAATACAAAAAATTATATTCATTTTCAAAACGGATTAGCTAAAGCAGAATCAAAATTATGTGAACTTTTATATAAGAGAAAATAATGAGAAAGAAAATTGATTCAAAAGAATTGTATGAGAAACTAGATAATTATGTTGATTCTTTAGAACCGCAAGAGTTGTTATCTACTTTATCTATTTTACTAAAAGAAGATTCAACTAGTTCTCTTATGAATAATTTAGTAGATAATTTTGTAAGGTTTGATGATGATAATCAAATTATTCAAGAAAATTGGGATTGGTTTTATAATTCCATTGAACAGGTTAAAGATGAAAAAGAATTTATTAATTATTGTAGACAAATAAATATTAAATTATATGTGTTAAGACATTTCATAAAAACTCAATTTGGCGATATTAAATATACAGAAGATGAATTAAAATTTCAATTAAAAAAATATTTTACAATAGTAAAAGCTGGCACAAAATCAAAATTTGTAAATAATTTATATGAGTTACCTTTTGAATTTTCAGCTTTATTGGTAAGATATATAATTAATGTAGTAATAGAAGAAGAATCTGATAAAGCTAAATATAAAGCATCTAAAGCTCTTGCTGATGTTTATTTAAAAGAAATTTTACAGAAAAAAAATAATTTTATTAAAGAAATTAATGATATATCGCTTGGACTACATTCAAGTGTTTCTATATCTACAATAAAAGAGTTACTTGAGTTAAGAACTTTTTTTACTTATAATGTATTAAACGCAGGTGCTTTAGAATTTATAATTAGATTTATTAATAATAAAGAAAACGAAATACAAGAAAAATATGGAAAAGGGTTTTCTAATATTTTAAAAGAATATATATTTTCTTTACCTTGTTATATAATACATATTCAAAGAATAAAAGAAGGAAAAGATGTTTTATTCTTTTTAGATAATGGTATGCAAAACAAAAAGAAAAAACTTACTTTTGATGATTATGTAAAAAAAATATTAGATCCAAAAGAATATATTCCAGTAGAAAGGGAATTAGATAGTGAACCAATTGATACAGATCTAGTTCAATCCGAAGAATCAGAAGGGAGCGCTGAGGGAGATATAGGGAATGGTTTTGAATCTACTAGTGAATTAGATGTTGAAGAACCAACCTCAGAAGATTTATTGTAAAAAAATAGATTTATTGTAAAAATATTATATTTAAAACATATTGCGGGGTGGAGCAGGGGTAGCTCGTGAGGGTCATTTCCTCAAGGTCGTCAGTTCAAGTCTGGCCCCCGCTACTAAAATTTATAAAAAGTTTCTTTTAATTATTTAAAAGAAACTTTTTTAATTATATCACTTTATATTTTTTTTTCTTATTTTAAAAATAAAATTATTATGACAAATAATAGAAAAAATATTGAAGAAGAAGGATTAATATCTTTAGAAAATGAAGATGTTAAAAAAGACAAAAAAGAATTTATTGATAGTATAAGTCAAAGTATAGATACTAAGATTTTAAAAATAAAGCCAAAAGATAAAAAGAAAAAATCTATAGTAGAAAGTCCTGTTATAGTAGAAAGTGAAAGTGAAATAGTAAATATTAATACTACAGAAAAAGAAGAAGTAGTTTTAACAACAAGTGAGGAAGTTACTACAGAACCGGAGAGTATTAAAGAAGAAGCAAAAAGTACAATTGTTGTAAATACTGTAGAAAAAGAAGAAACAGTATTATCTATATTACCTCAAACAAATTTAATAAAAAATAAAGTTTTTTGCATAACTATTATAGAAAGTGAAAAACCTTTAATTGTTTATACTAACAATTTTCCAATTATAAACGAAAATACAGCAGTAATTTCAAATGCTTTTAAAAATTGCGTTATAACTGAAGATATCTTAGGAAAAAAAATAGTACAAGTTAAATATAAAGAAGAAATACAAGAACCTATAATTATTGAATTAGAACAAGGTATCCATATAAAATTAGTAAATAATGAAAAATGGATGAGCGTAAATAAAGATTATGCTGTAAAATTATTTGAATCAATTGTTTTAAAAGAATATAGAGAAGTAAATAAGATTATAAAATCAAAAGAAATAGTTACACCAAAAACTGTAGAATCTCAAAAAATAGATAAACAAACCGTTATTCCTCATGCAAAAAAAGAAGAAATGGATTTTAGAAAAAATGTAATTCAAAAAATGGGATAATAAGATATGAAAATAGTATCACAAAAAGGATTAGAATATTTAAAAAAAAGTTATAATATAAAAAACATAAGTGGTTATTTAAAACCATATGTAATTATATTATGTGACGAGGATATGGTAAAGGAATTTAGAGATTTATTAATTGATCATGAAGTTAGTTATACTTTTGATTTTACCAGATTTGAAATTCACCAAAAAGAATTAATAAAACTTTTTTCAGATAAATTATTAGAAGAAGGTAGATATTGGTACACCCAAAATAAAATTTTTAAATGTAATGAAATGAATCAACAACATTTATCAAATTGCGTTAATTATTTAGAAATTTTATTAACTTTAGGTAAAATTTCTGAAGAAGGAATAAAAAATTATATGTTAAGTTTAGAGGAAAGTATAATCCCTGAGTTAGAAGAAAGATTTGAAGGGGAAATTCTTGATTATGTTCCTTTTGCTGATTATGATAAAAACTTATATAAAGAATTTTTAAAAATTAAAAAAAAGAACTAATGGCAAAACCAATTTTAAAAAAAGATAAAAATTATAATTTATTTGGAAATATAGTTAAAATAACATCAGTAACTTCATTTGACGAGAATTACGAAGTAGCTTATGATGTTAAGAATGAAAATGGAGTATATATAGGATCTTTAGAAGATATACGATTAGATTTTGAAGAAATTTTATAAAAACTATATTTAAAATAAAAAAATAATGGTAAAAATAGATAAATGTTATAAATTGTTTGGAAAGATTGTATGTATAGATGATATTGTTCCATTTGGTGCTGAATTTCAAGTTTTTTATATAAATGAAGACGGTAAAAAAGATTTTTACGTTGGAGATAATAAAGATATAGATGAAGATTTTGAAGAAACATCAGAAACTATTGAGTTTAAAGTTGAAAAAGAAAAAGAACAAGAGGAAAATATTATAACAAAACCTGGACAAAAACTTCCTGAATATTATAAAATTATGTTTTATGTAGGTGGCACAGGAGAACTCGTTGAAAAAAATATAGCAAATAGAGGTTTAGCTTATGCTTTAAGAGCTAACTTAATAAAAACTGGTAGATATACAAGAGGTAAATTAAAAGTGGAATTACAATAGTTTAAATCAAAAATATAAATTTAAAAAGACTTAGAAATTTCTAGGTCTTTTTTTTTGTTTATAAATTTTTTATTTATATCTTTACCTATTGAAAATAAACTTTCTTATTTTAAAAAAAATAAATTATTATATGAAATATTTACCATTAGTTCACGCCCACTTACATACCAGTGGCTCTTTATTAGACGGTGTAGGAAACATTAAAAATTATATTGCGAAAGCAAAAGAATACAATCATCCAGCTATTTGTTGTACTGATCATGGAAATACAATTTCTTTATATCAATTTTACAATGAATGTAAAAAAGAAGATATTAAACCAATATTAGGGTGTGAGTTTTATATTACAACTGATTTAAGTATAAAAATACCTAATAAAAAACGTGAAATATTAGATAAAGATAAGCACCTTATAGTTCTTGTTAAAAACGAACAAGGGTATAAAAACTTTTGTAAACTATCTTATTTATCGTTTGTAGAAGGGTTTTATTACAAACCTCGCATTACATTTGACCAATTATGGGAAAATAAAGAAGGGCTAATCGTAACATCTGCGTGTGCTGCTGGAATGATGAGTCAATTAATTTCAAATGGAATGTTTGATGAAGCAGATGAATGGTTTAAAAAATTTGTAAATGAATTTGGAGATGATTTTTATGCAGAAATCCAATTAAATGAGTTATATGATAAAAAAGAAGAGCAAGGGATTGATCAAAAGGAAATTAATAAACATATAATAAAATTAGCAAAAAAATATAAAGCAAAAACTATATTAACAGGAGATGTTCATTATGCAGACAAAGAAGATCATAAACTACAAGATATTGTAATTAATTGTATGCAAAGAAAAGATGGACCAGCTACTGAAATGGGGCAATCTTTTATTCACGCTCGTCGTCTATATTATCAATCATCACAAGATTTTTTAAATTTCAATAAAGAATTTGAATACTATTATGATGAAGAATTTATTAAAGAATGTTTTGAAAATTCCTTAACAATAGCTGATAAATGTAATTTTGAATTTAATGTTGGAGCGAACAATTATCCTGAATTTAATATAGGGGATAAAGATCATAAAAAATATATAACTAAACTTGCATTTAAAGGTTTAGAAAATAAACTTGCAATTAGAACTGAAAACGGTGAAGAATTTTCTGATGAACAGTTGGAAGAGTATGAAAAAAGATTAGAATATGAGATTAAAGTAATTGCAGATAAAGGATATCTTGATTATTTTCTTGTTTATCAAGATATGATTAGTTGGGCTAAAAAAGAAGGTATTCAAGTAGCAGTCGGAAGGGGTAGTGCTGGTGGAAGTTTACTTTCTTATTCTTTAGACATTGTAGGTTTAGATCCAATTAAATATGGATTATATTTTGAAAGATTTTTAAACCCAGATCGTATGGCAAGTCCAGATATTGACCTTGATATTCTTAGTGGAGGACGTGAAAAAATAAGAGGATATTTAGAGGAAAAATATGGAAAGGAATCTGTATTTGGAGTAATGACACAAGGTTTATATCAAGCTAAATCAGCATTACAGGATGCTAGTAGAGGATTAGGAAAAGATACAACTTTTCAATCTACTTTAATGAGAGAAGTAACCAAACTACCTGAAATAGAAGACACTAAAGAATTAGGGTTATATTTTGATAATTTACTAAAGAATAATGCATTAACAGATTCTGTAATTGAGTGGTATGAAGATAATCAAGATACTATTTATTGGGCTGATAAATTAATTGGTTTAACAAAAAGTGTAGGTACTCACGCAGGAGGAATAGTAATAGCTCCAGGCCCAATTTATGATTATATTCCAGTAACAAAAGCGGGAAAAGAAATTGTAACAGCTTTTAGAGAATCTGACGGTAGTGGCCATGATTTATCTGATTTAGGTATATTAAAATGTGATATTTTAGGAATAAAAACATTAAATGTTATAAGGGGTTGTATAGATGATATAAAGGCAGATAAAGGTATTGATATAACTAATACTTTAGAAAATCTTGATTTAAATGATCCTAAATTATATAAAAAATTTAATAAAGGAAATAACGTAGGTGTTTTCCAGATGGAAGGCCCCGCACAAGATTTTTTAGCTAAATCTATTGTACCAGATTGTTTTGATGATATTGTAGCTATTAATGCTATTAATAGACCTGGGCCTCTTGAGGCTTTTGGAAAAGTATATGGCCAATGGAAAAGATGGGAAAAAGAGGGAAATACTAAAGAACTTGAAAAAATTGAAAAAGATAGATATCCTTTTGAATTTATGAAAAAAACTTTAGGCAAAACGTATGGAGCATTATTATATCAAGAACAGTTTATGTTAATGGTATGTGAGGCTGGTGGCTTAAATATGGGTGAAGCAGATAATTTAAGAAGAGCTGTTGGTTGGCCTAAAACACATCCTAAATATCATACTGTTGAAAAATTATTTAAGAAACTTGAAAAAGGAATGAAAGATAATGGATATTCTATAGCTGATACTGAATTATTTTTAGAATATTGTAGAAGATTTATGGGATATTCTTTTAATAAATCACATGCTGTTAGCTATTCATATACAGGTATGCAAACATTGTGGTTAAAGGTATATTATCCTGAATATTTTTATGCAAATTTATTAAGTGTTGAAACTTATGAAAATTACCAAACAATTATAGCCGATGCTGTTGCTAACGGAATAAAAATTTTATTTCCAACAATTAATAAAGCAAAACATAATTTTAAAGCAGAAAATAAGGCAATTCGTATAGGATTTAAAGCTTTAAAAGGGTTTGGTGATGTAGCACAACAAGAATTAGAAGATTTAAATTTAGCTAGTTATGAAAACTTATATGATATATTAGCTTTACCTTTTAAAAAAATAAATAAAACGGCTTTTCAATGTTTAATAGATGTAGGTGCTTTTGATGAATTTGGAATTGAAAGAGAAAAAGTTGAAGTAGTAAGAAATTTATATAAAGATCCACAAATTGAAAAATGGTTTACAAGAGATAGAGATTTTTTAAGTATAGAAACTATACCAGAATCTTTATTGCAAATAAAAGAGGATATTCTAATTGAAGCTTTAGAAGAATTAAAACCTAAAGAGTTAAAAAGAAGAAAATTAATAAAAAAAATACAAACAAATTTTATTATTGATTCTTTATATAATAAATATTCTAAAAACATTACACGCGAAGAAATTTCTCAAATAATGACAATTGTTGATGATGAAAAATTATTAACAAAAAAGGCGTTTAAATTGATTGGAATAGAGTTTGAAAGGGTTAACATAGGTAAAGACGAGATAATTGATTATTTAACGTCTATTAAAGAATTAATAGAGGATTCTATAGAAGATTATGAATTACCAAAACCTTGGATTGATTTGGTAACTAAAATTACTCCATCTGTGTCTTTTAAGCCTTTAACTGATAAGCAAAAAGATGAAAGAGTAGAAAACGTATTGGGGTTTTCTTTAACTTTAGTAAATAATTTAAGCAAACTAACAACATTATCTGAAGATTATCCAGATATAAATTTAAAAAGTTTATCTGCTCATGAAGATGATGATGATATATGTTATTGGTATTTAGTAAGTAAAACAGTAGCTCAAACAAAAAAAGGCAAAGATTATTGGGTTTTAAAAATTACTGATGGTGCTTTAACTGTAAATGCTAAATGTTGGGAGAAATTAGATTTTCAAAAAGATGCTGCGTATATTTCTCATATTAAAAAAGATCAATGGGGTTATATGATTAAAGTTGATGAAGTTTTAACACAAGTAGAAATTTAATTTTTATTTAAAAATGAATAAAGAAGAATTATTTAAAGAATTAAAAAAATTACATGATTATCATGCTTATGATGGCTTAATGAATCAAGGATACCAAACAGCAATTTTAGATGCCATTGATTTAATTAAAAAGTATTTTAACACAGAAAATTTTAAATCAGATAAGGTAGTTATTCCTGAATGGTTAACAAGTGAAGTACAAATAAAAGCGAAAGAAACATATTGCTCTCATAAAGATCCTAATGACAGTAAAAGAGTAGAGGCTATAAGAATAATTCAAAAAGCAGCTTCAGATTCAGGGTATAAAATAGATCTAAAAAAAGCAATAGAAATTTTACAAACAATATTGTATAAATAAACAAATAAAAGAAATGAAAGAAAAAGAATTTAAACTTAACAAAGAATTTATTAAAGAATATATTAATACTCCATCTCCTACTGGATTTGAAATGGAATTAGGTGGGTAAAAAGTATGGATTTTAGAAGCGTTAAAATATGCTAAGAATGTAGAAACTGATAATTATGGATCAGCATATGCAGTTACAGGTAATTTAAATTCAGAATATACTGTTATATTAGATGCTCATTGTGATGAAATTTCGTGGTTCGTATCTAAAATAGATAAGGAAGGATTTATACACGTTATACGTAATGGTGGTTCCGACCAACAAATTGCTTCCTCTATGAGAGTTAATTTATGGGGAACTAAAGGAAAAGTTATGGGTATATTTGGACACCCTGCTATTCATATTCATGATAGACCAAAAGATGTCAAACTTAAAAATTTATTTATTGATATAGGAGCCAAAGATGATAAAGAAGTAAAAGAACTTGGAATCGAAATAGGCACAGTTTGTACATTTCAAGATGGTTATATGGAATTAGGCTCAAACTTTATTACAGGTCGTTCATTAGATGATAAAATTGGAGGGTGTATAAATATTGAAATATTAAAAAGAATAAAAGAAAATAATATTGAATTACCTTTTAAACTTGTTGTTGTTAATTCTGTTCAAGAAGAAATTGGTTTAAGGGGAGCTGAAATGGCCGCGTTAAAAATTAAGCCTAATTTAGCGTTTATAATAGATGTATGCCACGAAACTTCATCACCTGCATATAGTGAAAAACAACATACTGCAGGAGAAGGTTGTGTTTTATCTATAGCACCAGCTATTCATAATAATTTATTAAAATATGTAAGAAGCATTGCAGATGAAAAAGAAATAAAATATGAATTAGAAGCTTATTCAGGAGGAACAGGAACAAATACAGATAAGTATACTTATCCATTAGGGTGTCCTTCTGTTCTTGTATCCTTACCTTTACGTTATATGCACACAACAGTAGAAACAGTACATATTGATGATTTAAAAGCTACCATAGATATTTTATATAATTCTATAATTAGAATAACTGAAGGACAATCTTTTAAATACTAAAAATAAAGTAGAGAAGTTTTTTAAATTGAAAAGGCTTACTAGTTGTAAGCCTTTTCTTTTTTAATTCAAATTGTATCCTTAGATCAGATTTTTCTACTCCCATCGCCCGATCCCACCAGGTGCTTCTTTTATTTGTTTGATAAATAAAAGCGTTCTGTCATTAAACTATTGTATAAGAGTCTGAAATATAAATAAAACACCTCCCCTGGAGTGAACACGTAGTTCTCATATTGAAGTTTTCGATACCTCTTTGTTTTATCAGATAATTGAATTAATTTTTTTATGTTCATTCTTTAAATAATTATTGTATCTTCTGCATTACTTATTACTTCACATAAATTTTCTACTTCTTTTTTTGTAAATTGTTTAGGGCAACCTTCTGTCAATATTAATTTATTGATATTCATTTAAAATTTGAGTTTTACAGTTGATTCATGTATTACAGTTGGTTCACCATCAGTTGATTCACTAACTGAGAATGAAAATTGGTTTGGTCTTTCTCTTTTTTGCATATCTTTTGAATCTCGTGTATAAGCCCACATTACTAAATTAGATGTTAAAATATAAAAACTTTTCCCGGCATCTCCACGTTTGGTAACTTCCAAATCGCATATTTTCCCAGTATCAGCAGGTTGTAAATGAAAACGTTCTCTATCTAAAGTGATAAGCATTCTTTTATTTTCGAAACACTTCATCATTTGTTCTTCATATTGATTAGCATATTCTCTTAAAGTAGTCATAAACTTAATAGTATAATATACTTTAATAAATTTAGGAGCTTTTGTAATATATTCTTCATATACAATTCCTTGCGCTTTTTCTACAGGTTCTGCATATATTACTCTTTTATAAGAAGGGTTTGTTCTAAAAAATTGTTCATCATTAGTTCTCCAACAAGTAAAATAAGGAAGTTTTATATATTCTGTTAAATCATCAAATTTTTCAGGATGTTGAAATTTTAAAGATGCAACTTCAGCATCTAATAAAATCATTTCAACAGGCTTGGTAGCTACAATGAATTTATTATTAAAAGCGCTATATATACTTTCATCTAAGTTTTCTAATGTAATTGAACGTAAAATATAATCAGTATGTTCATCTACTCTATGTGATGGATTATTAGGAGCAGATATATTACTACTTATATCTTCTTCTTTTCTATCATATAAATTTATTTTTTTTCTTATACTCATCGTTTTGTTTTAAATATAAATTTCCCAACCTACTTCGCATAAATTCGTTACTTCTTCTTTTGTAAATTGTTTAGAATTAGTATAACAATTAAAACTAGTTCCAACTTCTTTTGGGCAACCTTCAAGTGACATTAATTTATTATTACTACAATTAAAACTACCGCCTACTTCTTTAGGGCAACCTTTTAATGATTTTAAAAGATTATAACTACAATTAAAATCTCCTTTTATATACCCAAAATACCCAAGTATCTATAGAAACTTCATCAATTATGTTTAAAACGGGAATTAAATTTTCTTTTTTTAATTTTTTAATCCAATTATTTTTATATGTATTTTTCTTTTCCTTTAAATGAGATTCAAGTCTTTTTTGAGGGTTATTTGATTTACCTATATAACGTGGTTTGTTAGATTTTGGATCTATTAATTCATATATATATGTTGTTTTCATTATATAGATATATTAAATAATTCTTTTAAATAAATACTATTATTAATTAAAAATAATGCAAAAGCGCCAATTACAATTTTTCTAGGTGAAAATGCATTAATTTCAGCAGCTGCTTTTGCCACGATGGCCTTGCTTTCTAATAATTTTGGTGTATCTAATTGTTCTAAGAATGTTTTTAATTGATCATAAAGTGCCTCTATTTCTGATTTAGATTCCTCTAATAAAGAAGCATAATCAAACTCAACTTGATAATCACTATCAGGAGAAGCTATTTTACGAATTGCTCTTAATTTAGATCCAAACATATATTTAGCTAGAGCTAATGTATGATCTGTTAACCAATCTTTAGAAAAAGAATTTAACTCTGAATAAGGAATAACAGAAGTTTGAATTTGTGTAGGGTTAGAAATTAATACATGATCTTCATCTTGTCCTTCTAATCCTAAAGCATCTATTTCATTAAAATAATAATAATAAACTCTAGTACCTGCAGGAGCTAAACTAAAAGGTTTCCCAGGCATAGGTGTTAATTCAACCATATCTCCTGAAATATTATAAAAGAATTCACTACGCAATACTTTATTTCTCATTTCAAGAGATTGACCAAGTAACATAATATCAAATACATTTCCTAAATAAGACATCATACTATTACCATACATTAATCCATTTAAAGAAAAAGTAACAAGTCCTCCATCTATATAACCAGGTTCTAATCCAGAAGTACCAACTATTTCAGGTTTTGCCACCCACATAATTCTATGTATTCTACGATCACCAGCCCTATAAGGCTCGTTTGATTCAATAGATAAATCATATATTTGTTGATTTTCTCTAACAGTAAAATAATCAAGGTGCCATTTTGTTTTACCACCTACTCTAGCCATAGAAGACCACCAATCACTTACTTTTTGAGCTAAACCAAAGTTTTCTGTAATAAATTTACGAGTAAAATCAATATTAGCTGGTTGACCTACTACATTACCGAAATCATTTCTAATTTGCCAATCATCTATATAACGGCAATATTTCATTAACGCTCTTCTAAGTAGTATTTTTATTTCAGCCTCTGTTATATTTACATCAACATCTGAAGCTCCAAGTAAGGTTTGTATAAACTCATATATTTCTTGGATTTCCTCTGTACTTGCATCTACTTTCATTTTCTTATTTTATTTATATTATTAAATATGATTTTTTAGTTGTTTGGTAATAAATAACTTTATATATTTAGTGTTGTAAATAAAAGAAATAAATTTTCAAAATGAAACAAGAGATATTTGCAAACGAAATGTTAAAGGTGCGAGGTTTTTAATATGTTTGCTAACGGTTGTCTAATATGACTTTTCAATTTTAGTAATAACTTGACGGCAACTGTTTTATATTGCTTGTTAGGCACAGTACGGTTTATTATTCACAAATTTAAATAAAAATATATGATAAAAACAGAGATAATTGGTAAAAATAATACAGGTAAAAATATTCTAATAATTACTGGGGTACATGGAAATGAATTAACTCCAATATATTGCGGTTATTTGTTATCTAAATTGGATTATAGTAATTATGATTTCAAAAAAATTACCATAATTAATAGTATCAATAAAAATGGTATAGCTAAAAACACAAGAGATATTCCTAACAATTCGACATCTGATTTGAATAGAATGTTTAATAATGATGTAAATGTTAATGAAAAGGAAGAATTAGAAAAACAAATAAAAGAACATGATATAATTATTGATATTCATTCTTCACCAAAATGTGATAATTTTGTACTATTGAACCAAGATGAAAATACAAATAGTTATGTAAGATATTGTATAAAAAACAACATTAATTATTTGATAAGATATTCAACTGCTAATACGATTAAGAAGTATTGTATTGATTTAAATAAAATATCATTTACATTAGAATTGAATATGGTTAATTATATTGATACAAATTCCGCTGAAAAAGGTAAAGATATTGTATTAAAAATAATAAATGATTGTAATATAACAATAAATAAAGAAGAACCTATTTATAATACCTATTTAGAATTACAAACATATAAAACAGGATTATTTTTACCGTTAAAAGAATGTGGTAATATTATAAAGGAAAATGATATTATTGGTTCAATATTAAATATTGATACATTTGAAGAAACATCAATTAAATGTTCGTTTAAAGGTAAATTTAGAATAATATGTTTTGGTGAAACTAATTATGTTGATGGTAGTAATTCAATATGTTTTTTACAACCATTGAACGAAGCTCTTTCTTAGTATTGTGCCTAACGCTAAACGGCTATGTTTCGTAAGGGTAATCGAAGCACTGCTGTATCAAATTACACAAAATTACCTACAAGGGAATAAGTTACACATCGCACTTAAACCCTTATGAAATATGAGCCGATGTTATATTACGTTTTAATTATGATTAGCCAAGAAAAAATAATACTGCTTTTTAATAAACATGCTAAAAATGAATCCGAAGCTCAAAGCCGAGCATACAAAACAATGTGCCGTTCAGATTTCATAAATGCCATTAAGGAATATGAAGAGATAAATATATGTACATGTAGTGACCATGTTTTAAAAAGGGTTGGAACTAAGTATTATTGTACAAAATGTATGCTGAAAGTAATGTAATATAACGGCTGCAAACATGCTTAGTGCCTGATTAATAGTATTAACTTATCAAAATACAACGAATTATGAAAATAGTAAAAATGTTTAAAACCGCACTACAACAGGCATTAAGTATGTTTGTTGTTAGGCGTAGTATTTCTAAGGTAAAACTTAACGAAATATTTGAATGCGATGGCGAATTGTATGCTATTGCTAAACCAGATACAGCAAGTGGAAATAGTAATCTGCAATATGGAAGGTCAATGTTTGAGTTTATTCGGCTCTAATATTACGCCTAACGTTTTGCGTATATGAGAAGTGGCACTTGTACAAACTCGAAATTTAACACAAATGTTTCTGTGCCATTTCTTATATACGCTGTTAGCAGTAGTACGGATTATTAACAATTAAATATAAATAGAATGAGAATTTATCAACTAAAAACAGCAAAAGAGTTTTACAAATCAATCAAAGGAAACTTTACAACAGAAGAATTAATGCAAATGTATGCAGAAGATGTGGCGAAAAGATTTGCTGCTGAATGTGTAAATGAAGCACTTGGAAATAAGATGGAAGTATCAAACTCTTTGCATCACGCAATTGAAGGAAAATACAAATCTATCATTTG